TTTAGTATTTTCATTAAGAAAGAAAGTGTAAAGAACTTCCATAGCTTTAATAGCATAGTCTTCTGACTTAGTATAGTAATATAAAGTAGATGCTGAAGCCACTAAAGATAGCATAGAATTTAAATATGGACTATCAGAACTTTTTCTAGACTCCAGATTTCTAGTTCCATCAATTCGTATATAAGGAAATCCTGTTGGAGAGTTTGGGTCTGGATGATAGTATGGAGCTAAACTTGTAAAATTATTAGCTCCTGTTTTTTGTTTTAGTTCAGCAGAGTTTTGTGTGACACTTGGTAGTGGAGCATTAAGAATATCTCCACATTGTCCTTGATAAAATGCTATTTGATCAGGCGTTAATTGGTCCATTCTATTCTTATTTAATGTTAATAGCATTATATTATCTCCTCAGATAGTGTAATTTTCTTAGTAAAATTATATTCAAAAGTACAGCTTGTGAATTTTGTATTTGGACAGTGATTTTTGTTTTCCAGGTTGTATTCCATTTTTTTACCATTCAGATTATTCATAGTTTCCCAATCCATATCGGTACCAGTATTAAGAATGGTTTCTGCCTTAGAGTTTAAAATTGGATTGATCATACAAGGAATATGTTTAAAGTAATAATTAATCAATTTACATCTAGCCATAAAATCAATATCGTGTTTACCAGCTGGTAAAAAAGATTCATCATAACCGCCCACCATATTAAAAACTCTTCTAGAACACCCTATTCTCCCATAAACTCCTCGTTTGAAAATATCACAACATACGCCAGTTTTTGTTCCAAGACTTTTGATTTGACTAGTGGCATTTCCAATATAGTTGTCAATATCTAAATTAAACACATAATCCCCAGAACTCAACCTCACTGCTAAATTCTTAGCTACTGGAATCGAATATTTATGATAATTTAATGTTCTATGATAATGAACTCTATCAGGTATTCCAAATTTCAGCATATGCTCGTATATACCATCTTTTGAATCACAATCCACAATAATCCATTCAGTATCCGGATTATTCTTGATATGATTTATATTATGATAGAAAGTTTGTTGAAATTGATAAAACCTATTCTTAATCTGAGAACAATACGAAATCATCATTTGGTATCCTCTGCCTATGCCATATAATACACCTGATCTATTAATCGCTATGTGGTGTATGACTCTTATAATAAAGGAAAATTTATGGGCGAAGAGATTGTCAAACCAGCTAATCCCACTTATTGGATTATCACTAATGGAACAAACTATGGAGATGGCATTACAGGAGTTGACCAAGTAACCACTGTTGGTAATGGGTGGACAATCTATTGGCAAGGAACTAATTATGATGAATATCTTATGCAATGTCAAAATATTAATATAGTACCAGAAATATCGCTTGCTAGTTGATTAGCCAATTAATTTTAAAAACCACAGTCTTTACTATAAGGTGTATTAAAGAATAGCCCTAATACATATAAAAGGATCAAATTATGAGCTGGTCTATTGAAATACCACTTATTGTACGCACATTAATTAATGACCTTACAGATCAGCCAGTTTACAGCGACGAAAGATTGATTCAGGTCATAACTGTTGCATCAAAATATGTTCAATTTGAGGTTACTCTAGATAACCAATATACTGTGGACGTATCCAATGGCACACTAACACCAGATCCACTAGACTATCATGATGATGTATTCATTGGTTTAGTTGCTCTGAAGAGCGCCTGTATTATTGATCAAAGTACAGTCAGAACCAAATCAGCAACCGAAGGGATTAGGGCTTCTCTTGGGCCAGCGAGTTTGACTGTACAAGGTAGTCTAGAAGGACTAAAGCTTTTACTAGAAACCGGTCCGTGTGCATTATATCAAGATCTAGTTCTTAATTGGAATGTACGAGACGCTAGTGCTGTTACTGCGGTACTTAGCCCATTCGTTGGCAACAAGTTTAACCCAAGATACTTGCAGGGCAACACTTATCGTTCAAGATATTTTTATTCATGATGGGAGTAGATTATTATGCCAGCAGCAGACTACAATTTCACTATAGAAAAAGGCACAGCATTTGTTATAGCTTTTGAATATAGAGATGATGCTGATATTCCTATTAATATCACTAATTGGTGCGCCCGGATTCGCTGGATAGAGGATCAAGCAGATCCCACAATAAGAACTTTTATAACTAATACAAGCACTACAGATTATGAGTTCACAATGGAGCCTCTATTAGGTAAAGTTATACTTAAAATACCAGCTTCAGCAACTGCTAATTACTCCTTCGGTTCAGCTAAATATGATTTTGAATTACAGGAACCTAATGATTTATATACCGGCGGAGGGAAAAAGATATTTCGTATTTTACAGGGTAGTGTCTCGTTAATGGCTAGAAATGTTCCAGATAACGATGTATTTAATTGTAACACTAACACACAGAATGATTGCGGAACCTGTAACCAATGAGTATAGTTAGAATAGAAGAAGAGATACAACCATTAAAATATTTGGTTATTACACAGGCAACTGATCCAGAGAGTGTTATTACTACTAATGTAATAATCTCTGACACTAGACTTAGTAGAGTAAATTTAATTTCTATTGAGAAAGGAGCTCAAGGAGATACCGGTTCTCCCGGCCCCCAAGGTCCGCCAGGAAAAGATGGCGTAGTTTTTGATATACTACCAATTAATAGCGGTGGCACAAATAATACTACTTTTAGTAGTGGAAATATTATTTATTTTGATGGATCAAAAATATCTAGCTCCATGTACTCAGTAGACGCTTTGCTTAATACTATAAATAGCAGTGCTGCTATCACTGGTGTTATTAATGGGTCGGGACTATATAAAACTACAACAGGAAATACGATTACTTTAGGAGCAAATATTGGAGATGGATTAGCCATCAATGGAACTAATCAGATTGTTGTCGATGACACTATAGTTCGTAAAGTGGAACTCAGTTTAGGTAGTATAAGTGGTATTGTTCCTATTGCTAAGGGTGGAACAAATAATCAAGTCTTCACTAGTAATAAATTACTATATTACGATGGATCAAAGATATCTACTTTTCCCTTGAACACAGGAAGCATAGTACTAAGCGGAACAAAAATAGACATTATTGCTGGATCAGGATTAATCGGAGGAGGTTCAGTAAATATACCTTCTGGATCCATTGTTCTAAATATTGGAAGATCCAACGATATTTTAGTAGAAAATACTTCGATTTCTTTGTCTACTACTGGAACACCAGGAACCTATAGTAAGATTACAACAGACGCTAAAGGAAGAGTCGTTTCAGGTAGCAGTCTGAGCTCTTCTGATTTACTAAGCATCTTGGGATACACACCTTGGCATCCCGGCAATGATGGCTCTGGTTCTGGATTGGATGCTGACCTATTAGATGGATTACATTCTTCTGCTTTTTTTGATTTGGGGAATCAGACAGGAACACTCAATCCAAATTCATTACCAATACAAACTACTCCAGGCACTTTTACTAAAGTTACCGTAAATAACAAAGGTATTGTTGTCAACGGATTGGATAATAGTTATTTTGATATAGTGAACGCTTTGGGTTATCGTCCGGTAAGTACTACTGGAGATATTATTAATGGTTCTCTAATTGTGAATGGTAACGTTAATTTAAATTCAGATGAGGTTCTAATTAAAGATAATTTACCAGTAATTGGTACAAATTCTTCAATTATTTTACCTAGTGAACCAAGAGGTTTTAGTTTTCTTTATGGTGGAGCTACACTTAGAACAGGTATTCTAGCATACTACCCTTCTAATCAAGAACTAAGATTAATTACTAATATTACTAGCGATACCGGTAATATTAATGGAGGTAGTTCATCTGATGCATTTAGAGATGACATAGATGGTGGTACTGCAAATTCTGTTTTTCTAATGGGTAACATCACAGGAGATACCAGTGTTGTTCTTTTGCGTAGCGTCGGGGATAGTTCTTATGTGAGTAGAATAAACGATCAGATAATCAGTGGAGTTAAGACTTTTGCAAAAAGAATAACAGTTAATGAATATATTGCCATATTACCATCATTCGGACAAACAGCGCCTCCTCTTTATGTTGGAAGTAATACTGGTCTTGTATATAATTTTAATTCAGATTTATTAGACGGTAATCACGGCATCTATTACACAGATGCCTCCAATATGACTGGGCTTTTCAGCTATAATAAAGTTCAGTTTGATAATTTAGATGGGACAGCAGACTATATACCAAGATTTGATAATCGAACATCAAATCCTAGTCGTACTATTAGTAATTCAATTATTAGACAAAAAGCGGATACCACAGCAATTATAATAGATAATGATGCTAATCTGTATGTTGGTAATTCAAATAGCGGATCATTCTTGTCTAATAACTCCATTGCTGCCGGATCAAACAATAAGGTCTATCAAGATTCTAGTTTGGCTGTTGGATCCAATAATATCATCTCTGGAGACAATAGTATTGCTTTAAATTATGGATCAAAAACCCTTAAAGATAAATCTATAGCTGCTGGAAATTATGGTTATACATGGGCAAGTAATCAATTGAGCTTCGGAGCTTTTGCTGAAATAAGTTCTAATAATATTATAGCTCAAGGACAATACTCAACCATAGCCCTTGGATTAGCAGGCTCTGAAACCAATGGTAATTGGACAGCAATGACACCCAGCGTCTCTATTCCTAAAAATAAAACTCTGGCATATAATATAGAAGTATTGCTAAACAAAGCAGCAGGGACGGGAGCGGCTTTGTTTGTTTTTAATAGTGGTATTGTTAAAAACATGACATACAGAGATCCCAATGATATTAATGAAATAAGAAACACTACTAGAGTTCTTAGATCTCCCAATAAACAAGAAATATATAATGACTCTCAATACAGAAGACACTACTATCATTACAAACTAGATAGTGACGGGACAAATACTATACAGAATCTCGACGTATCCCGAACACCGCTACCAACAAACACCCTTGCTCCACAAAATACAGAAGTATTATACAAATATACTCCTGAATATTTAACTTTGGGAGGAGCATATGAAAAAACTAATGATGGAAAAGTTATACTCACATTAAATAAACCCTACTCAGACGGTTGGTTCTATCAGAATTCTGGCGATAAAGAAATAGTTGTAAAATCTTACAATCATGGATTAGTCTCTGGTTGTTTAGTTAATTTGAATATGGCATCTGGTTATTCTCACAGACCATTATCTAAACAATATAAAACTATCGATATTATAGATCAACATAGCTTTACAGTATCAGAGCATTCGTGGAATGGCTATATGGTTAACAATAGCCTATTTGTTTTAGATCCTGTTAGCATACAAAAAACAGATGAATTAAATGCTATTAAAATTTCTGGAAATATTTATACTGGTGGAAATACTTTAACAAATCCATTTACTAGTCCTATTGGGTCATTTGCTTCTGGTATGCTTATTTCTTTTGGCCCAGATCAAGAGAAATATCCTTCAAGTTTAATGCAAACTGGTATAATTACTGCTGTTACTAATGACACTATTACTTTTGCTCCTGTTTTTACTGGGATTTATCAAGGATCTTCAATATATAATGTCGGATTTTGTAAAATAGATAAGTACAGCAAATACATATTTGATACAATAAAAACTTTTGAATTTAACTTAGGTACATATGGATATCAATATGTTCAAAATCTTGGAGGAGCTATAGATACTACCTATTGTGGCGTTCCAACAATAGGAATCTTGACTTCCGGATTGACCTCAAGTTTTAGCGGAACCCCTGTTATAGCTACTCCGGCTACAAGCAATTCTGGAACTTTAACACTAGTACCAAAAAGAAACTATAAAGGAAGATACGACAGAACCGCTAGCTCTTTTACTATATATGAGGGAATATATACCCAGTATCAGGCTTCTAATGGAACAAGCAGAATAAGAGTTTTTAATAAAGATCTAAGCCCAATAGATTTACCATCTTCCCCATTTACTTATTCTTTGGTTTGTGGAGAAGGAAGTAATGATAATGCTTCTTTTGATATACAAGAAGACAAACTAATAACCGCACAATCTTTTGATTATGAAACTAAGTCTTCTTATAAGATTAGAATAAGAAGCACAGATAGATCTGGAAGAACAACAGAAAAACCATTAACAATAACCATTGGAGATGTTTCTGGCGCTGCAATTCAGGACGATAGTCATCTCAATTCCTCCAACTATTCTTTTGCTCTAACTAATATTTTATTGTCTAGCACTAACGTATCAGAAAATTTACCAATAGGGACAACTATTGGTATACTATCTACTATAGGAGGCTATTCTCCTTATTTGGAATTTTCTACCGCATCTAATAGTTTTAATGGAGTTTTAGTTAGTGGAAGCAATGTTATTAGCGAATGTGGTTCTTACTCTAGAACATATTCCACGACAACTCTTTATGGAGACCCGTATGCATTAGTTACTGGCTTAAATATTTCAACTTCGCATACCGGTTTGCCTTATGCTACAATCTCTGGTGTTGTAGCCCCAATTAGCATAAGTGGTTTTACTCAGTATAGTGGATATACTATTAGTGGTTGTTCACCATCTCCTGTTGGATCCATGTTCTCTGGTATGAAATTATACTCTTCTCTCTCTGGATGGAATCCTGAGTCTCGTGTTGTGAGTTTGACTTCAAATTCTATTACTTTAAATTTACCCTTTACTGGTACACAAACTATCCCCGTAGGGATATCTGTCAATACTTTAGGTAGAAGTTTTGTTCTTAATAATACCTTTGTTGGTAGTGGTATTGTAAGTGCTATGGTTACTTACAGTGGAGCTAAACCACACAATGATAACTACTATCCATCTGGTCTTCAAATTTTTTCTTCTACAGTAACTTCTGGTCGTTGTCCAACCACAGTATCCCAATATCACACATATGGTTTTTCTACCCAAACCAATGAATATATAACAACTCCTGGATATTATTTAACCGGTATTGTTTATTTGTATACTAATGTAGGAAATAGCCAAATTAATTTCACGCTACCAGAAATTCCATATCTAGAAAACAATGAAGATAGTACATTTCTTAACTTTACTACTAGTAGTAGTGGATCAATGCCCCTAGATGATAATTATCCTAAAATTAGTGGTTTAAGCAATACCAGTTTTCAGGTATATAATACTCATCTATATCCGGACACAGTTCCAGAGTCAACGGGGTTAGTATTAGTTAATATAGATAGAAATCATGGATTTAAAATTTTAAATTCCAATACTATTAATCAGATACCCATTCAATTTAGTAATGCAATATTAAATAATACCAATAGACTTCCTAAAAATAATTTGTTTGATATTGTAGGTATTACTGGTAATAAAATTATAGTCCAAGACTCCCAAAACTATTTATTAAATGAAATTAATGCTCCTATATATTTTGAACAACCTATTAGGGCAGAATATAGAACTAATGGATTTAGTTTTAATGGTACAGTATTTCATAATTCTAATTGTATATTCAATATAGATAAAAATGATATAGCATCGTTTTTGAGAAGAAATAATACAATTTCTAATACAGCTTATTATGTTGTAGATTATAAACTTCCTATTTCAATAGAAAGAATAGATGATGGTTTTACTTTGGATATAACAGCTACCCCAGGATCCAATATATTAAGATACTGTGGATCATCTTTATGGAACACTCAATTATTTTCAGGCATAAATTTATATTCTAGTAATAATTTAGTTAACGGAACTACATTAGCTAGTCATATAGTCAATAGTCATACTTTAGAGTCCATAGATTTAGATCAATCTACTATAGAAGCTGCTTCTTTATCATACAATTTCTCTGCTGCTTCTACTCCGGGTACTGGAGTCAATTATACCAAAAACTATATAGTTAGAGGGTGTAGTGCAGGATCTATTAGTCTTTCTGGATATTGTTATTTTTATACAGTTAGTGGTATTGCGGGTTATCCCCAAATATATACTTATTCTCCAGCATATATTGGTGGTCCAACGAGATCGGCCACCGAAACTTTATCGATTAGTCCTAGTCAAGCTACTATTAAACTGATAAATGGAACATCTTCTAGTATAAACACACTCTTTAATACTAGTTCATTATTACCTACTAACTTAATTATTTCTACTGATGCTGAAGCTTCTGGCAGTCCATTCCCCTATGAAATATCCACCGAACATACTAGACCATATTCTTTGGTTATGAAAATTCCAGTAACTATAAATGTTTCTACATATCCTAGAGATGTTTTAGAAATTCAAGCCACTTCTGGACTTATCACTCACGTAATTCCTTCTCTTAATTCTAGTAATCAAATAATATATACTACAGAAAAATATCCTATTTATTGCTATTTTGATCTATATAATATTTTCACCACAGGGATAACTCCAGATAATTCTCTTATTTTGGATACTGCTATTCCTAATAATGGAGAGAATGCAACAAAAACATACTCTATTACAACTAATATTAGACCCAAGATCTTTACAAAAGACATAGCTTGCATAAATAGTTCTTATGGACTAAAAAGAACTAACAATTATTTCTACAACGGAGATACAATCTATATAGACAATCTGTCTGTGCCTAGAAGTTATCTTAATGTTGGAGACCAGCTTACTATACTCAATTATAATGGTGATTATGGTTTTGGTTCCGGAGTTAGTAATAGAGTTCGTATAACATCATCCAATACCAGAAATACAGCTTTCTCTGGTATGGCTATAAATGGGAAAGACAGCGTTATCTTGGATAATTTATCTTCTCCTAAAAAGTATGGTTTCACAAACCCTTTAGGTCTTAGCTTAACAGATGATATTCCAACAACAGGAACTCTTGCTTTTATAGGATCAGTATCGGGATATTGTAATATCCCTTTTAGTAATAATATCTATTATCATACATACGGTGGAACCACAGCCTCTTGGCCTATGGATCCTTCTGGAATTGTAGTTCCTAATCCAGTCACTGGAATATACTCTATCGGAGTTAATAGTACAAATTGCATGTCTGGAACCTTATGTATAAGGATAACACCGTTCAGTAATGCTAATTTTAATCATATCATGGATATGCTAGATAGAAGCGGGTTAGGATCTCGACCAAATTTTATTGAAAATAATGGAGTTTCTGGATATATTAAGCCATTAGGTATTAATAAAAAACTATACTTCGATTTTTCTGATGACTGTCCAGAAATTAATGGTTCATACTATATAGTAGATAAAATTAATCCAACTACTATTACTCTTAATATGCCATATAATGACAATTACTTTAATAGAAGCGGACTAGTTTATCTTATTGATAGTGATTCAAATATCAAGTCAAATAGATTCCCTAACAAAGATAATGTCTTCATAACATCTACCGCACAAGTATCTACAACTAATGGATTGGTAGATTCTTATATTAACGCATTTAATAATGGATCTAAGAGATGGAAACATCTTGTTCATTTCAATAAAAATATCAATAATTTTGGTGGATATAATGTAACCTTTAATGGTGTAAATCAAGCCCAACTAATATCCTTATCTCCGGATGTTGTTAAAATTTCTCAGATAGAATACTCATTAAACGATGGTTCTACTTATACAACTATTGATACCGATGATACATTAATATTGCCCACAAATATATCCACAGTTTATTTACGTTGTACTATTTCTGATGGAGCCGGAAAGTGGAGTAATGATCTTACTTTGACCGCCCCTAGAATCAATATTTACGGAGTAGGAACGTACACCATCGACTCTGCTAATATGACATATAATACCACCACTAAAAAATGGTCAATAGTAGTTATTATAGAAAATCTTAACCAGATAGTGAATCACAAAGAGATCACGCTGACTGCTACAGATGAAACTGGATCAGTATCAACACGAATATTTTTAACTTCTAAGGTAATACCAAATGTAAGAGTGCCCGTCACTGTATATACCTATCAAAATAGTTCTGACTGGGTTATTCCATATGATATCAAAAACCTTCCCAGTAATCCTATTACTATTACAGCTAGCGGATATCCTGGTGGGTCTTACAACATATATAATGAGACACTAGATAATAGTGAAAATGTTAAAATATTGGCCGGTTCTGCTGGTTCTATTACTGGTATTTTCCATCCTACAATTACTATTAGAGATTTGGTAAGTGCTGAAATTCTATCTACTCAAAGTGGAACCATAAGTGTTCTACCCCTTAGTGCATCAAGACCAGCCTACACTATAGAACCACAAAATTTAGATGATGATATCTACTTAAATATAAGTTCTGGTAATACACAGACTTTTGTTTTTTATGTTCCTTCTGATACGAATACTGGAGACACCAATCTAGTTGTAACATTTGGGGCAAATAGTAACTATACGATTACTCCAGTTATCGAATATAGTACTAGTTCTAAAAGATACAGAGTTAAAGCCGTAGTCAATGGAACTGCTGGATATTATGGTTCTCAAAACTTAAGTATAGCTATTTCACAACCAACATATGGAAGTGGTGGTGAAATAACTTGGACTAGATATAACTATACCAAAACTATTAACTTGACTCTATATCGAAACTTACAAATTAATAAAACCCAACTTATTGAACCACTAACTTTCGATATTGAAGAACCATGGGGTATTCAATTTAAAGTAGATAATGGTATTGGAGCCTTTCGTCCAGACAAACCTCCAAGAGTTAAGTTATCTAATCTACCCACAATAGGATCTTATAGCGATCAACCCCTGGAATATTTATTTATTTCATCCTATGATGATGTAGAGAAAAAGTGGAATTTTGTAGCATTTGCTAAAAAAGATTCTTTTGGTAAATATCGCAAAACCACAGGGGAATATCTTGTTAAGATTTATGCAGAAGACGATTATTCTGTTAATTATGAAACTGTAAGACTTTTATTTACTAGAGCTCCTTATCTAGATAATATTCAAAATATTACTTATAGTACTCCTAATAATCCTTATCTATCTTTGATAGACATTAAAGAACCTACTAGTGAGACAACCCTTCCTGCGGTAAGTATACCAGGGGATTTAAAAGAAAACACTATTAATCTCTCTAGAACGTACAATAGATATGATCCTAACTTAAAACTATGGGAATACGCATACTCTGGTGCTCCTATCACTGATAAATGGGATGTTGATTTATCTGTTAGTAATCTCAATATATCTCTTGGAGATTCTACAACATCATCAATCTCTTTGAGATGTAAAGGTATTTCTATAGATAAACTATACGGTATTGCAAAATTAAATCTGATAGAGCTAGACAGTAATACTATCTCTTCTTTATCCTCGACCACTGAACCATTACAAATAATAAATGTAGCAGATCCCTATTATCGAGCTACAGAAGGTTCTGCATGGTCTGTAACTTTTAGTACTAGCGGTGGTTTAGCAAATCCTAATTATCCTCCGACTATAAGATTTTCTGGATTACCTTCTCCTTGCACCGGTTATGATCCAAAATTTGCCACAGAGCTACAGAATTCTTGTTTTGCTAGTAAAATATGGGATAATCTTGATAAAAAATGGAATTTTAGTTTTGTTGGTATTCCTTTATGTAATATAAGTGGTCTCAAATCTTTCAGTATTACAGCAATAGATACTGATACTACACAAAATATTTACTTAGATTCTGATGTAGCATATGCTTCTATTTTGTATAGCACTCTTGATTCTGTTGGAGCAGCTCATCCAGCACCAGAAATTATAGAAGCTCCATTACAACAGGCTCAAAATCCTATTCAACTATATCCAAAGTGTGGAGATGTAGCAATTGATAGATACTATAAATTTGGTGTTAAAAACAGATCAGCCTGCCCCATACCCACAGGCATTACTGGGTGGGTGGTTAGCGGATCATTACCATCTGGCTTAAGCTATAGCATTAGTTTCCCAGGAGGATCCCCTTCCGCTCCATGGGACAATTTATCTAGTGGGACATTGAGAATCTACGGTGTTCCACAAACCTTTGCTAGTGGTGGTTTGTATGATGAAAAATTTAAATTAACTGTTTATGACGCTAGAAATAAATCAGATAGTAAACAATTAACATTCACAGATATTTCTACAGCTAATCCAGTATCTCCTTTAAATATTATTCTTTATTTTGAGAATGAAAAACCAACATATACCCCAAGAGCATCAAGCGTTGGAGGAGTACAACAGCCATCAGGAACTAAATCTATAGACGGAGGAACAATAAATACATATTGGCCACCGTCCGACCCAGTATCCCTAACCTGCACCAGTATCCTTCCTCATTCTAATTGCCAGACTTCTACCTTCAGCTATAGTGGTGGAAGCAATTCTAGAGTATATATTACTAATACCAGAATTAATATTAATAATTCTGATACTTATTTTGAATTTGATAATAATCCTTCGAACTCTCTTAATAAAGGATATAAAGTACAAAGTATCGGTGGTTCTGGCTATATAACTATTCTCGGCAATGTTCTAACAACAGGAGTAGGAAGGTTGGTTAAGTCTAGCCAGGTTTCATATGGAACGTCTAATTTACAACCATTTAATGGTACTGTAGACTCCAACACTGCTAATGGAATCATGGGCTGTGGTAGCTTTAAACCAATAAGTCTTGGGGGAGGTACTGTCACATCTTATGGTTTATTTGGTAGAATTAAACCTTCATTTGTCGCTGATATACCAGTATCAGGAAGCTTTAATAAGAATGATGTATTTTTTACTGGTCTAATAATAAAGCCTATTGATAATTATATTTCTGATCCTTCTGTTTTCACAGTCAAAACATCTAATTGTTGGGAAACAGGATATATCAGATTAAGCGGTATGCAAATTCCAAGACCATCAGTAGAGCTTCCCGCCCCTCCACCGTCATATGATATTGCTCCATTCGCATATAACAATCAACCATATTCCATATTAGGTCGTTGTTCATATGGTAATTCTGCATATGAAAGGGATCAAGCAGATAACTATAGAGTAATATCTATTAATTATGTAATCAAAAATGCTGTTTCTGGTATCACTATAGATGCTGGAGCTATATCTAGCGTATCTGCTGGTACAAGCAATGGTAGTCCAATTCAATTCAATAATGTTCTTAATTCTGGAACCGTATTTTCTGTCTTCTTAAATAATACTCCTGATGTATTTCCTACTTATAAATATAATGCTGTATCATATACAGAAAATGAATATTTTTGGATTCATAAGGGAGGAAACAGAGATGACAATCCGGTACAAACTAGCTTTCCCCCTATTATCATGACTGGCATCAAAAATAGTATTAGTTGCTTGAGTGGAGTTCCAATATCAGGATACTCAGTCAGGGCTATCGGAGGATATATTCCTTATAGTGGAGGAAGTCAAAAGGTTCCATTTTACCAGCTGTCAGATAATACTGTTTGGAGATCATATAATTATGCTCCATTATTTACTGGAATACTACAGAAAAAACTTAATGATAAAGTATTAATTGGAACATATCAACATTCTGGTTTTCTAGGTGGCGTTAATGGACAAAAAATTAACATATCACTTCCAGCGGGTTTTAATTCTCGTGATTATGTTTTACTTACTTTTAGTGGAGATCTATCTTTTTCCACAGGAATAGCTTTGAGTAACACATATGATAATACAATTAGTCTTCCCTTTGAGAGACAAGGATTATCTGCTACTGGATTAGTTATAGTGTCTGATAAATGTTTTATACAATCAATAGATAATGGCACAGTAACTATTAACCATAATAATCTCTCTTATAGTTCTGGAGACTATATTGATATCCTAGATAGTGGAAGAATTTCTACAGAAAATAATAATATTTTACCATACAATTATAAACTGTCTATTATTTCTGGAGATAGCACAACCATCATTGGTTCTTTTAGTGGTCCTAGTAATTATCCGTTTATGAGCGGATTGTCTGTTTCTGGTTTCTATGACCTCAGACAAAATTATTATGATCAAATTAAGATAAACGATATCACTTATGCCAAAGAAGGAGAATGGAGATTTGGTTTGAGTGGCACTCCGGTTGGCTTATACAAAGACTATATTTATAAGATGGTATCTTTTGAGAATACTGGACTACCAGCGTTTTCTGGCACTAGTCTAACTCCTAAAAAATACGTAGTAGAATATCCATTATTTATTAATAAGCCTATCCAAATCATATTACCGAATACTAGTATTAGTAGGAATAATGGTTCTTGGAGCCTTAGTTTCGAAATTGAGGGAGGCTTACGACCTGTCTATAATTACACTCCAGAAATTTTAATTAATGACAATATCTGTAACTTTACTAGAAAATTAAATGTTCAAAATATGAACGATAATTATAATAGTGTTACAGATAGATTGTCTATTACTTTATCTGGAATTAATTCTATAGGGTATAACTGGACAAATTCTAATAGTTTTAGTCTTAAAGTATATGATGACACTGGCTTTGACACAAAAACAGTAACTTTAACTTCACCATAAGGATAGTATTTAATTATGGCTACTGTTAACATCACACCACCATCTCAAAAAGTTTTGATAATTAATCAGTCTACTGACCAAGCTGATAGTCCTGGTGTTATTACCACAAATTTGAATATTATAGATGGTTTTGATAATACTGTTAGTGTTGTTTATGTTGAAAGAGGTTTAACTGGATTAACGGGGCCTAGCGGTTTGCAGGGTGAAGTTGGTCCATCGGGGCCAATCGGTCCAATCGGACCATCAGGTTTGGAGGGGCCTCCGGGTACCGGACTAACCAAATTAAATGTCGGTAATATTACTATTCGAGAAAATGAGACTTTAAATATTGTTGGGTCTGGAGGAACTGTTGTTTCATTTGTCCCCAATACTAAAACTATTAATATTTCATCAGACAGTCTTAGCTCACAATATTCTCCGCTTGGACATCATCACAATCCCAGCGACATTGATAATTTTAATGAATCAGTGGATGATAGAGTAGCTAATCTACTACAGCCCGGAAACTATATCCAATTAAGCTATGCTGATCAAGATCTCAATGTTCTAACTATATCTGTTAGTGGACTAACAATTGGAACAAACGTACAAGCATACAATAACAGGCTAGCTGAACTCAGTAATCTTCCCATCATTCAAAATAAATTGATCTGTGGCACAGGAGTAGATAAATACGGAACCATATCTATTACCGATGCTGGTAAAGTTTTAATTAATGATGCCTCAGCAGCTGCTCAACGAAATACTCTTGGTTTGGGAGACATATCAACTCTATCATCAGGTCTTTTTGCTAAACTAAATGGTGGCAATAGTTTCACAGGAACTCAATCTTTAGGAGATGGAGAATTAAATAGGTTCTCGGCATCTTTGCAGAATATTTCAACTTCTGGTTATACTATAGTACAGTCTGATAACGGTAAAGTTTTAACTTTCACAAACAATATTCGTGCCATAAATGTGCAATTTAGTGATAGTTTATCATTAGGATTTAATTGTTTGATTTCTCAGCTGGGTTCTGGTCAAGTAAGATTATCTGGTAATGGATTGTCAAATAGGTTGGGTCATTCTAAACTAGTAGGACAATTCTCTGTTGCAACATTAGTAAAGGCTGGAGATAATACTATTATACTATCTGGAGACACCACCGACGCAAATGGCGGTCCAGAATAATAGGAGAAATTCATGATACTACCTCCATTTTTTGGATATCCTTTATCATATCAAGACAGAGAAATTTATAGGATATACTGTTCTTATATGTCTAATGATCTATTAACCTACAATGCTCCTAATGAGACAGTTTTAATTTCTTATGTTTCTGTCGAAGTTTTATTATATGATTTACCATGCGACTTACAGATTTCAATCGTTTAAACCGGTGTATTAACTTACAGGACTATATTAGCCACTATAATGACAACATTTAATAATATAATTCTGGTCTAGGAGATGCTATGTCTACTTTATTTTTCGAAGGCTTTGATAAAGGAGTACTCTTAAATGAGCTAGATTCAAAGTATTGGTCTACTCAATTTAAAAGTTTTCCTAAATACGCTTTCGGTGGATATTCTCCGTATGTCATAGAAGATAATCTTTCTGCTACCTATTTAGGGTCTCTTGACCCACAGAAATTAGGTTTTCTCTATAGATACTCTACTCCAACCTCTATTAATGGATTAGTTCCCAGTGGAAGATACACAGATAATAGGGCCGCTCTATATGGTACATATGGTAACATAGACTATACTAAAAATTCATATCCTGGCTTTGGAAGTCCCCCAGGATTTTTAGCATTTACTAATATACAAATAGAAGATACTAATAATTTAGAAACCCCAACATATTTACAGGCCAGTGGATTCCCTTCTCCGTCAGGTAATATCTCATACTTATCTATGAGATGTCTTGGTTTAGAATCTAAGCATAGCGATTATTCTACTTATCCGCATAGACATACATTATTTAGTTTTAATAGTGGAAGTCTTCCTTGTTTAACAGTTAATGTTGTAAAAATTACTGGGAATAATCTCAGCACACTGAATAATAAGAAAGAGACACTAGCTTTAGAAATACAACAAAATGATCAAACAGTAGGTTATTTTGATTTAAATATTTATGGAATGATCAATCGTTATCAAATATCTTCTGTATTTGATTCTACTACTAATAAAATATTAACAATTGCGGACACTAATAAAGGAGATGGATTTAGCGCTATGATTAGTAGGTGGTGTCATTTAGAATTCTCTATAGATCAATCTGTTAATCCTCCTCTATTATATCTAAATGTAGAAGATATTAATATCCCGGTAGTCAATTCAAATCCTAATATTCTAAAAGAGTCATGGGATCTGAGTTTACCAATAAGCGGTTTTAATTTTAATAATTTACGATTTTATAATCGTACTTATTCAAATTCCGTTATGAATGGAATAACTTCTTCTATACAAGGAGAGGATTTATGGAAAGATTCCTGGTATTATATGAGAGGAAGAGTTTGGTTACTAGACGACTTGGTTTTAGTGGATAATGCCGACCCACCCCCATCCTATTGGATAGGAAGCTCTGCTAAAGTTATGTCTATCTATCCTGGAGTTAGTGGTAGTTTGGTAGATAATTATGGAGCATCTGATGGATTATTAAAATGGTATAAAGACCCTACTGTTCGTTCTATTACAAAAACATTTAACGATGATGGTTCTCCATCTAATTCTACATATTATGACTACAGTAGTCATAGAAGAGCTTTTTTAGTTCCAGATGCTGATGGTAATAATGTGACAGCTATTATTAGCGGTAATATAGATGCTATAAAAATGAGTGGACCTAACTATAAATCAAATATTTATTGGGATGCTTTTGATACTGATTCTGTTTGGAGAGGTAGTTTTAATGATGCTATCGGAGGAATGAAAGTATATAATAGCGCTAGGAAAAAATATTTAGATACTAAATTTATCAATGTTATGTATTCTGGACAGACTGATACTTATGAGCCTAACGTAACATTGCTCTTGCATGGAGAGTCTACTCCTATTGCAGACTCATCCACATTTAGTAATAATATTAGCTATACTGGGTCGGTGACAACAACCACTTCTCCCAGTAAAGTCGGTAGTCGTAGTATTAGTTTCCCCAATCAAAATTCTTATCTACACTTGAATTATCCTGACCCATCAGGATCTATTTTTACTATAGAATCTTGGGTTTACTTTCCCAATAATACTACATCTATATCATTGTTTGATAAAACTCCAAATCCTAATATTCAATATTGGAGTTTTCAGACCTATTCATTTGCTGCTAATACTAGCGGCATACAATATGTATCTAATTTTAAAACCAGCGATGATGGAGACGGATTATTCCAATCAGCAAGTGTACAAAGGCAATTATTTTTTCCTACTATAGCGAGCACAGGAGTTTGGCACCACGTTGCTATCACAAGAAATAGTACTAATAATATTATTTGCTATCTTAATGGTCAAGCAGGTAGTTCTTATTATCTATCCAATAGTGGCAGTGTTACTTCTTTTGTTTACCCAGCTGAAACACAAGGTTCGTTCAGCACACCCTACACAGCATCCTTTGATGGTTCTACTATTAGGTCTATTTTTACAATTTTAGATACTAATACTAATGCTCAAATCACTAATGTAAATTTAAGTATTGGTAAAGGAGGATATATTGATGAATATAGAATAACTTCTGGAGTGAATCGTTATCCTACTAATTTTACTCCATCGATCACACCATTCAAAACTAAAATAGATGATTATGTAGAGGTTGGACCCATACAAACCGTTAATAAAACAAGCTATAAAACATATCAATATTATGTTAATCAAAATCCAATTACACAAGAAAACTGGCTCGTACCACAAGTTACTGGTTTAATTTTCGGAGTTAAAAAATTATGAGTGATTATCGAAGAATTAGACTACGAAGAGCCCCTAGTGGAGAATGGATTTCTGTTAATCCCATCTTAGCTTTAGGAGAACCAGGATATGAGACCGAATCCAGATACTTAAAAGTTGGAGACGGAGTTACTGCTTGGTCTGGTCTATCATATGTAGACATTCCTCCTGTAACTATCAATTTTCCAGAAATTTATCTATCCATAGCAGATGGAGCAGACCCACGAGTAGCTATTAATTTATCCAGTGGACAATATCTCAATGTTGTAGGTTCAGGTGATACAACTATATCATATAACAATGCTGCTCGTAGCGTAGTGATAGATACCAAATCTGGTTCCGGTTTCTTAACTGCTCCAAATATCATTAGCAGGCTCGGTTATGTACCACAGGTTTCTGGAGATTATAGCTTATATGGTCATCATCATATAGTTGATCAAGTAGATGGCCTTCAAGGTTTGTTGGATGCTAAACAACCTACTGGTTCATATTCTTATAGTAATCATATTCATAATTTAACCATAGGAGACGGAACTGCGCCAGTTATTTATTATTCTAACAATGAAAGACTGAATATTGTTGGTAGTGGATATACTAATGTATACTATAATAATTCTTCTAATACTATCACTATTGATTCATTAGGAAATAGTGGAGTAACATCATTTAATGCTAGGTCAGGTACTGTTACTTTATCTTTTACAGATATTAGTGGAGCATTAAACTATATTCCGCAACCTGTTGGTAATTATTCTATTAGCGGACATAAACATTATTTATCTGATATTGTAGATTTTTCTAGATCAGTTACTAATATACCCTACAGAATGATAGCCTCATCCTCCTCTTCTGGAAATCCTGGTGATATAGTATGGGATTCATCCTATTTATATATTTGTGTGGGCAGTAATACTTGGAGACGTTCTCCTCATAGTAGTTGGTAAAATGTGTATTTTATATTAGTATTTTTACTCTAAGGATAATTAATATGGCTAATCCTTTTGAAGGTTTAATATCTGCTGGTTATAAAAACTTATACAATCAAGCCATAGACTCACTATTGTCTAATACGGGACTTGCTGTTCCCTGTGTTATATCCTACGGTTCTTCCAATAATAAGCCATGTCATAACTGTATATTTGATCCAATTTCTATAAGATCAGCCAATAGATATAATGGCACCGGTCCCATTTCTTTTACTACGGATACTATTTGTCCAGTTTGTAATGGATATGGACTAATTGATCAAGCTAATGAAGAAACTATATATTTAGCAGTGCTATTTGATAGTAAATATTGGTTTAATTGGTCAACTAAAGCAGATGCTGTTAACATAGTGGACGGCATGGTTCAAACCATATGCTCAATTTCCCTTCTTCCTAAAATTAAAAATGCTCAATATATCACTATAGATAAAAATATAGCTAATTATGGGGGCTATACATATGTGACTGCTGGAGATCCACAGCCATGTGGTTTTGGAGATAATAGATATATTGTTACAATGTGGTCGAGGGCCTAAAATGCAATTCTCATTAAAACTATTAGAATCTGATGCTGCAATTAAACAGATGGTTCTAGATAGCATCAAAGACCATTTACAGACCGCTTTTTATAAAGCTCGTGGTGTTCTAGCCAAAACTATACCAGCCGAAATTTATAAGGCTATAGTATCTGAACCAGAATATCAATCTTTAGTATCAGGCAGACTACGCTACGAATTCGGTATACCGGAAGCTGCTCAAAAAGTCAACGAAATAGTCAATATATGGACCAATAATGTTATAATTGATGTTAATCCAATTACGCTGAATGGTTCTGGCTTAAAGGGTGGATTTAGTATTAGTATGATTAAGTCTAATTATGAAGATGTTTTAACTAGTGATAGTGCTCTAGTATTTGATGGTTTAAGCAAAGCTGTATTACCGTGGTTAGAGTGGTTATTACTATACGGTAGCAAAATTATTGTTAAAAACTATACAGTTCAGGTTGGTCCTAACCCATATTCTAGAACTGGTTTAGCTATTATGAAACCAGCAAAAGAAAACTGGAGAGTTCCTCCTGAATTTGCCGGAACATCGACTAATAACTGGGTAACCAGAGCCTTAGATAAATTAGATGATAACAAAATTCCAACCATGATACAAACAGAAATTGAGAAAAACATATGAGTTGTGAAGACTATACAAAATTCAATACTATTACTTCATTAGGAGGTAATACTTTACTGAATGAATTAGAAGAAAACTTAAAGACATTCCTAGATTGGGGATTTCTTAATATTGGTGGTTTTATTAATGTAAAGATTCCCACTAGTGGATTGTATGGTGGATCATTTCACGAACTTAAAATTTCTGAACAGCCCGGCTTTAATAAAGGTCAGATATGGCAGACCCCCAAAAAAGATTGGGTATGGGAGACAGGAGTTTCTTTTAATGGAACCCAACCCACCCGCATTTCTGGAGTTAGTATTGGAACTAATTTTTATCCATCTCCAACAGGAAGTGGGTCTGTTGGTTATCATATAAATTATCCTCTTGGACAAGTAGTATTCGATAAGCCCTTAGCTGCTGCATCAGTTGTTAAACTAGAATATTCTTATAGATGGTGTCAAGTATACAAAAGTAGTACTGATCCTTATTGGGTAGAATTACAAGGTATGACATATAGTCCATCACCAGCCATTAATCAAAAAGATAAGGGTGATTACTCAATATCATCTAATCATAGAATTCAAATGCCTTGCATAGTTATCGAGCCTATTGCTAGTAGTTATTCTCAACCCTGGCAAATGGGTGCTCATGATTTTGCTGTTAATCAAGACATATTATTACATGTGTTTGCAGAAAATTCTTCTGATAAAAACAGAATAGCCGATATTATACGACTACAAAAACAAAAAACTTTATGGTTATATGATATCCAAAAAGTGATAAATAGTGGGATAAACCCCTTAAATTATCAGGGCTCTATCAACAATACTGGTAAAAATTATTGTGATTTAGTGCTAAATCCATTATATAGATGGAAAAGATGTTATTTAAAAGACATCTCAATTTTAGATATGGAAAGCAGAAATAAAAATTTATATTGGTGTACATTAAGGTTAACGACCGAAGTTATCATTTAGCCAAATTAACGGAGACACTCTCATGGCCAATCGTATTTATTATGCTTGTCAATCTGTGCAGCTAGCTGGTCCATCAGGCACCAAGGTAGTTAAAAATCCTGATTATGATACAATCCAAGGCTTGCAAAGTGTTGGTATCCAAACTAACTTTAATCTAGAACCAGTTTATCAACTTGGTCAGCTTTCTTTATATGACAATTATGAAGAAATTCCAGAAGTTGAAATTACTTTGAATAAAGTATTAGATGGTATGCCAACTATTTATGAAATGAGTATGGGTACTGGCAGTTTGGCTGACTTGGCAAATAATCGTTGTGGTCTTAAAATGCTACTTTATCCTGATACAGTTACCAAGTCCACAGGTGTTCCAACCGCCGCAGTAGAATGCGTACCTTCTTACCTATCAGCTGTTACATATAATTTCCCAACGGATGGTAATTTTACAGAAGAAGTTACATTGGTAAGTAATGATAAAACATGGTTAAATGTGGCTGTTTCTTCCAATTATCCCACCACTAGCGGTGGATCAGCACCAACTTGGGATATTCCATCTCCGAATAATTCAGGTCTTGGTATCATGCGTCGTGGATTATGGAATGCTAGTAGTACTATTCTTCCAACTGGTATTACTGGTACTGGTAATGGTCAAGTTAGCTTAGACAAAGGTTCAGAATCTGGTGGTATTCCAGCGGGCATTAAGATTAACAGTGTTAAAGTTAGTATGAATCTTGGTCGTGAACAAATTCGTGAATTAGGTAGTAGAACACCTTACTATCGTTATATCAAGTTCCCAGTTGAAATTTCAACAGACATTGAAGTTACAGCTAATACTGGTGACATGGTTGGCGTTAGTGGTTCAACTAATATTGCTTGCTCTAATCCTAAAGCTCTTAGCAATAAGAGTATTAAGATTGTTCTCTGCGACGGAATGAGTATTGACCTTGGCAATAAGAACAAGCTCAAGTCAGTCAACTTTAATGGCGGTGGTACTGATGGTGGTAATGCTACAATCACTTATAGTTATACAACATATAGTGATTTTACCTACAGTGCACCTATAAGTGGTGGTACTGCTAGTGGTAGTATTTATCCTCCTTTTGGATTCAGTGATGTTATCGAAGCCACTCCTCTTGCTCTACCAGTTCCAGGCACTGATTACTAATTGTTAAGTTAATTTATATCAAAAGAACATGGTTCGAGGACTATTATGGATGAAGTATTTGCAACAATAGGAAAGTTATATTTAGACTTATTACAAAGTCAAAAGATAATAGAAAATCTACAAAAAAAATTGGAAGATAGAGAAAAAGATATCTCTAAACTACAAGCTTCTATTATTTCTCAAGAACAGTAAATGTGAATGAGTCTAAGTATCACGAAATACTAGTACATAGGATTTTATCTGGAAAACAAGTTTTTGTTTGCAACGATATGACTTATGAACTTAGGAAACCTTCTTTGTCTTTAAAAATCAGTGGAGACATTCTCTATACTGATGCTTATGAGAGTAATCTCTATAATGAATTTTGGTTCTTAGAAGATATTGAACATTTATTATTTGAATTACAGATTCTACCATGGGATTATAAAAAAATAATAGAGAAAATAGAAAAAAGTTTAGAGTCCAGTAAAATAACACTATATCAACAATACTTTGATAGCACCAAAAGAAATAAGATTAAACAGAAAATACAAAATTTAAAAAAGGATCTTGAGCAATTCTTACAAAAACAACATTGCTTAGACTATATTACATTAGAACATTATTGTGATAATATTAGGAACGAATTTTTAATAACTAATACTCTTTATGAGTATAATACAGATAATTTAATTTTTCATAATGAAAATATCGATTATAATTCTTTTAACAGTGTAGCATCCAAAATTTCTCAAAACCTAATAGACATTAGCACCTTCAAAGCTCTCGCTAGAAGTGAGTATTGGAGAAATTATTGGAATAATAATAAAAGCAATATACTAGATGATTCTGTTAAAGAATGGTCTGAAGAACAAAAGAGTTTGATAAATATTTCTTATATGTATGATAAGATATATGAACATCCAGAATGTCCACAACAAGATATTATTAATGATGATGATGCTCTAGATGGTTGGATGCTTTTTAATAAACAAGAAAATGAAAGACAAAAAAAGCAAAAGGGTGTAGAAAATACATTGAGTGGCAATTTGAAAAATGCCTCAGAAGTATTTTTAATGGCAGGGAATAAACAACAGGCAGATGACATACTCGGACTTAACAATAATCAAGGATTAGCTACTCTTAGACAAAAAATAGACTTTATAAACCAGAATGATATTGGAAGTAGGATACCAGATGCTCAGTTGCCAGATGTTCAACAAAAGATAATGCAACAATTAAATAGTAAGGGATAATTTTATGTATGATCCAGATAGGCTAAGATTTTATATGGAAAAGAGGATCCAAACAACCATGATAGGAGCATTAGCTCGCATGGAAGACAATTTTGGTTTTTTGTGGGGCCATGATAAAGAAGGAGAACTATCACAAAAAGAAGAAGAATTTGCTGATATGTGGGATTATACTCGCAATCAAATTTTGAATCATGGTAATACGCAAATTAGAAATCTTAAAGAAGACTTTTATAGACACGGTGGTTTGTTTAAGACACAATATCACTATTCATTCCCGGTAATTAAAAATCAAGACAGGAAGGACAATTAATATGAAAACTGATAACTTTAGTGTGGTTGTTGATAATGTAGAGAAGCATTTCGTGGTCCGTTCACCCTCTTTAAATGATCAAAGAGAAGCCCAGAAAACTTATAACCAAGCCTTTACAGACGCTATAAAGAGTAAATCTGTGGTTAGAGCAAAGATGGATGATCTCTTAGAAGAACAGGGCTTATGGAACAAGGAAAAGCAGAGAAAGTTCTCCGATCTGCAACAAGAACTATTAGATGGAGAAAAGAGATTAGCTAAGGGTGGGTTCGGTCTAAAGGATGCTAAAGACCTTGCTTTAAAGATGAAAGAAATTAGGGCCGAAATAAGAGACCTAATTAGTGTTCGTACATCTTTAGATAATCATAGTGCTGAAGGTCAAGCTGATAATGCTAGGTTTAATTATTTAGTATCCGCTTGTGTGGTGTATAAAGATACTAATGAGCCTTATTTTAAGAGTTTGGAAGAGTATTTGAACAAAGCAGATGACCCAGTAGCTTTGCTCGGTGCTCAGAAATTGGCTAATATAATTTATGGGTTGGATAATAATTTTGAGAAGACTTTACCAGAAAACAAGTTTTTACAGAAGTATAAATTTGTTGATGAAAAGTTAAGGCTTGTTGATAAGCAGGGTCGTTTGGTTGATGCTGAAGGTAGGTTGATCGATGAGAATAATCGTTTCATTGATGAGCAGGGTAACTTTGTTGATAAGTTCGGCAATAGGGTAGATCTAGAAGGTGACTATGTAGTTGAAGCACAGCCATTTTTGGACGAAGAAGGAAAGCCCGTTGTATTAGAAAGCAATAAAGAAGAAACTAAAAAAGATGAAACAACTCCTACAACTACACCAGCCCCAGAACCAACTCCATCAGATAAAACTGTCTGATATTTTTTCTAAATTTTGTTTCACTTATAGCACCATACTGTTACTCGACAGTGTGGTGTTATTTTTTTGAGGTATAAATTATGGCTAGAGGTTTTAATCTTACAGCAGAGTTAAATTTACGAGGACCATCTAACATTAGGACTGTTGTTGCTGATATTAGGCGACAACTAGGAACTATTAATGCTGATGTTAATGTTCGTGTTGATCCTAATGTAACTCGTAATATTACTACTCTTAATCAAACTTTTAGAAATTTTACTAATACCTTACAGGCCACCAATGCCTCAGCAAATGCTACAGCTTTATCTTTGAGAAATCTTGGAACAGCTATACAACAAGTTAATAATAGTGCTGCTAATCTACCGGCAAACTTACAACAGATTAATGCTGCTACAAGAAATGTTGTTCAACAAAACGCTGCGGCTTCTGCTGCGGTTCATAATACAACTTCAGCTTTTATGGAATTTGGTCGCCAATCAGCATTGGCTGCTCGTAGATTTGCTGCTATTAGCACAGTAACAGCTGTCATCTATAAAGTATCCAACGCCCTGACATCTGCAACAACCGACTTTATTGCTTTTAATCAAGAATTAGTCAGAGTATCTCAGGTTACTGATACTTCCGTAAAGAATCTTGGTGGATTGGTTGGCGAAATTACTGAATTATCAACCAAGTTTGGTGTGTCATCTAACGAATTAATTAAAGTATCTAGCACATTAGCTCAGGCTGGTTTAAGTGCTAGAGATACAGAGAAGGCATTAAAAGCTTTAGCTCTTAGTGCATTAGCTCCATCATTCGATAACTTGAATAGTACCGTAGAAGGTAGTATCGCATTAATGAGACAGTTTGGTATTAGTGCTGGTGAATTAGATAGTGCATTGGGTTCAGTTAATGCGGTAGCTGCTAAGTTTGCTGTTGAAGCCGGTGATATTATTACTGCTATTCAGCGTACCGGTGGTGTGTTTGCTACAGCTAGTAAGGGTGTTAGTGAAGGTACTCAAGCTCTAAATGAATTTATGGCTGTGTTTACTAGCGTTCGAGCTACAACTCGTGAAAGTGCTGAAACTATTGCTACTGGTTTAAGAACAATTTTTACCAGAATTCAAAGAGGAGACACAATCGATGCCCTTAAAGAATATGGTGTAACACTAACAGACCTTCAAGGTAAATTCGTTGGACCATACGAAGCTGTTAGAAGATTAAGTGAAGGACTATCTCAATTAGATCCCCGAGATTTAAAGTTCTCCAGAATTGTAGAAGAACTTGGTGGTTTTCGTCAGATTGGTAAGGTGATTCCATTAATTCAACAGTTCGCAACTGCTCAAGCAGCATTAAAGGTTGCACAAAGTGGACAAGACTCTTTAGCAATTGATGCTGCCACCGCACAACAATCTTTAGCTGTTCAAATGGCAAAAGTAAGAAATGAGTTTGTAGGCTTAGTAAGATCCATTGGACAAAGTTCTGGATTTCAGTCTTTCGTTAAATTATCTTTAGATTTAACTAGTAATTTAATTCGATTAACAGATGCTGCCAAGGGAGCATTACCAGCTCTTGGTGCTATATTTGCAATGAGAGGTTTGTCTGCTCTTGGTCAGTTCGGTAGAGGATTTATTGGTGGTATTAGACCCACCAGAAATAATCAGGGTGGACAAATCAGAGCTTTTGCTGCTGGTGGTCATGTTCCAGGTTCTGGAGATGGAGATACTGTTCCGGCCATGTTAACGCCGGGAGAGTTTGTTCTTAGAAAAAGTGCTGTTCGTAGTATTGGAGTAGGAAATCTTCATCGTATTAATAGACATGCTGGAGGAGGAAAAGTAGGACCAGTATCTATCCAAAAACTACCTCAAGCTGTTTCATTAATTTCTCAAAATCCTAAAATAGCTAGGTATATGAACGTTAATGAAGATAGTGCTTCAGGATTTATTAAACAGATAGAGCCGTGGATGTTAGGATTGAACGTTAAGAGTATTGCAAGAGAAATTTATAATGACATGAGAAAAGGTCTACCTATTTCTCCAACAAATCAGAGATTTTCATTAGGAAAAAATAAAGCTACTCCAACACAAATGCAAAGCTACTCTAATCTTTTAGGAAGAAGAGGAAGTGATAAATCACCAAAAGACTTTTTAGCTGGTAAAGAAGGAGCACGAAGAATTAGTCAGCTTGGAACAGCAGATGAGAGCCCCAAATGGTCTGAAGCATATGAGAGATTACTTTCTAGAACTATAAAAGAACGAGTAGGAAAACAATATATACCAACTGGAGAAATTGAAAATATTCCTCGTAGAAATAGTTATCCCGTAGATCTTATTAGTGCAGATGGAAAATCAGTAGGAGAAGTAAAATTTCGTCCTTCTGGTATGGTGTCTAAAACAGATTATTTAGATAAGTTATTAAGAGCAAGAGTGGTTAGAAATTTAACTAGGCCATTTACTCTTTCTTCTCCAGAGTCTAAGGACATCGGTAATATTAATGTTTATGAGATGCCTAATAAAGATTTGGTAATGAATGAAATTAGAGATTTATACGCAAAAAATCAAGGGAAAAATAATAGAGCTTCCGGAGGTTTTATTCGTAAGTTTGCTAATGCTGGTTTGGTAACTCCAACAGCAGGAACAACAGCTACTTCTAGCGAAATATTAAAAGTTCTTACTCTACAAGGAGCAATGCAAGCTAGTGGAGCAAATGCTGGTGATATACTCAAAATATTAAAGAAAAAAAATGCATTAAGTCCACAGGAAAAAAGCATCAAAGATCAAATCTTAGCAGCTTATACAAAGAAAACTTCTGGAATTAAAGCAGCAAATGATCTGGATATACAAAAAGCAACTACAGAGGGTCTATTGTTTGGTGCTGCTGGATTCAAGGGCAAAGCTTTTGCTACAACTCCCAGAATGGATATTCCAGGACTAAATAATCCAGTTAAAGTTAGAATTACTAGTGGTGTCCTAGATAAAAACGCTGCTGGAAGAGACATCAAGAGGATGGCTCAAGCGATGAGTGGTGAAAGTCAAAACTTAACCAAGAATGTAATGATTAGAGATATTTTAAAACAAGTTGGTCCCATATATTCTGATTTTGATAGGACATTAGCTTTTGGTGCTGATAAAATTCTATCTGATCCTAGAAAACCAAGATTTAGTGAATTTTCTGATAAGACAAAAGTAGAGAGGGCTCTAGCAAAAGCTACACTTAGCAAATTAGGTAAAGCTCTTGTTAGTCAAGTTAAGAAAACTCCAGAACTACTTGATAATTTACATGTGATTTCAGCTAGGCCACAAGCAACTATGGGTTTGATTGCTACATGGTTAGCTAAAAATGGACTCCCAATACCAATAGATAGAATTAAAGGTGTTGGTGGTCCAGATCGTACTGCTGAACAAATTGCCGAACTTAAACTTAAAGAGATGGACAAGTCTGGTTCATTTATTGATGATGATGAGAGAAATATTAATGCAGCAAAAGCAGCAGGTATTAACACCTATCTATATAAGAATAAAAAAGTTAAATCTTCTGATCGTAAAAAGATGGGCGAGGCCAATGCTCAGGGATATATGGCTGAAAGTATTATTCATCAGCTTGGTGGTCCAATAGCAAATAAAGCCGCCACCAATTATGGTATCGACTTCCCAGATGGTCTTCAGGATGCTGCTAAATATTTTAATCTTCCTCAAAATATTCCAACAGATGCTAAACTTACCCTTAATGGCCCAGCAGAACTAAAAGACCAAATTGGTAATTATCTTAAAGCTAGAGGTTATGCATCGGGTGGACATGTTCAAGCTATGGTTTCTAATGGTGAGGCTTATGTTCCACCAGAAACAGCCAAGGCAATAGGATATGGTAAACTCAACCGAATGAATCAAGCAGATCGTAATGGAATGAGTTCATTTTCTTCTGGGGGAATTAGTGTTTTTAAAGGTTCGGGTACAGGAACTAGTGATAGTATAGGGCCGATAAACTTACCAGTAGGTAGCTTTATTCTTCGTGAAGCTGCAACTAAAGCTTTAGGCTATCGTTCTGGTGGTGCTGTTCGTGGAATACAACGATTTGCTGGGGGTGGCACAACATATGAAGCAGTAGCGAGTTTTGATGCGGTATCAGCACAGGCTGAAAAAGCAGTAGATGATCTATTAGCTAAAATTGTAAATCAGATAGCAACAGCCAATCCTTCTGTCGATTTCGATACAGCTTATAGGTCAGCAGAAGATCAAGTAGTCGGAGGAGTGAGTCTTGGTACTAGACAAGCAGCTGATTTAGGAGATCAAAATGCCGCCAAGGCCGTAGCAGATGCTCAACGTAAACAAGTAGCATCTCTTACTAGACAAATTAGAGCAACAGATAGTAGCGTTAGTGTTTCTATGGCCAAGGCCGCCGCAGAAAGAAAGGTGGCAGATGCGTGGGGAGGTTTGTATAAAGCTGTTCAAACAAATACTCAATCTCAGAGCAGATTAGCACAAAGCTTTCCTACACTTTCCAAAGCGTTTCAAGGAGCATCTAGAGGATTGGGTTCAATTAGAAGTCGAATAATGGGACCATCAGATGAAGAAATTGGTAACATGTCTGACTCTCAAAGAGCACAATATGAAGCTAAAAGAGATAGAAGAGCTAGATATATGAATGGTGGTTTAGCTCTAGCATTTGCTGCTCCTATGGCAGCAGAAGCGGTAGGCTCAATGGTTGGTGGAAGCAATGGTAGAGGAGTTGCTGCTGCTGGCACAGCATTTGGTGGGGCCGTATCTGTTGGGGCACAATTTGGTCCTTGGGGAGCACTTGCTGGAGCAGTAGCTGGTGCGGTATTAGCTGTAGATAGCTTTGGCAAAGCAGTGGCAGAAGCTGATATAGATGTTAGTAAAAAGAAAATAGAAGGTAGTGCTACAAATGCGGAAGCTCAATTAGAAAAACTTAATAAAAATCCAAAAGATGCCGCTATTACATCATCAATTATTCAAAATTTTAAAAGCATTGCTGCTGAAGAAGAAAAAATATCAGCAAAACAAGCAGAATTACGACAGCCCAGTTATTTAACTCGTGGTTTAGAAGCTGCTTCTTTCGGTATGTATAAAGCTGCGAAACCAACAGATAAGCAAATTGCTGAAGAAGAAACTGCTAACCAAAAAGTTGCTGGAGAGATAGCTCTTAAGACAATTACAGCTAAGGTTGAGGGTGGATCAAATATTCAGGAAGCCTTATCCTCTTTTGGTGGAGATAAAGACTTAGCAAAATTAAATATTGCTCAAACTAATGAAAAGTTTAATCTGGAAAATAAAAAATTAGAGAATATTAAGAAAACTCCAGGACAAGATCCACAAATTATAGCAGATGTTGAAAAGAGACAAAAAGAGTTAATAGATGTTTACTTTAAAGAAGAAACAGCAACACTACAAGCTACTGTAGCAGAAAGATCCAGGGTGCAAGCTCTACAACAATCTGCAAGAACTTTAAATCTTGCATCAGTTAGTATATCTAAAACCTTTGAAAACATGGATCAGGCTATTGCAGCAGCCACTATGGGATTAGACAAAGCCAGTCAAAGAATTGATGAGATAGCAAGTGGTCAAGCTTCGCTAAAAACAGAATTTAAGTCTAAAGACGTATTAAAGAATCCTAATGCTTATTCACAAAAAGAACGTCAAACAGCAATTAGTCAAGTTAGTGGAATGTTTGGTACAGATAAGAAATTTGTTGAAGGATTATCCAAGTTCGGGTCTTCTGCTGAAGATACTATTACAAAAATTGCTGTTAAAGCACAACAGAGCGGTAATGGTAGTAGTGAAACTTTAGGAGATGATATTACCAGAGAATTAACTCAACAACTTATAGATACTTTTGGAGATAATAGAATCTCTGATGCTATTCGTGAACAATTAAAAGGCGCTGTTAAAGATAATATCAAACAGAATGACGGAGTATTAGATCCTCAGTCCTTAATAGAGAGCACTGGTGGACTAAAACAATTAATTGACTCTCAGAAAAAATCCTTCAATACAATGTTGGGTCAGTATGAATTTATAGAAAAAGGATTAAATCAATATGGAGAAGCTGTACAAAAAGCAGCTGAACTTCAAACTCAAGCTATTGGTAAATTTGCTAGTTTACAAGGATATCTCTCAGACAGTACTGTATCACTCAAAGAAGCTCTAGGAGAAGGACGAAGAATTTCTCTTAAAGAAAGAGCATCAGGCAGATATACTGAAGCAGCAATAAACGCTGGTATTAAACCCGGCTCTTTAACAGCAGCTAATTTGACCAACCAAAGAACAATGTTGATGGGTCAGCAGGCTGCTGTTCAAGGTAATATTAGTAAACTAGAAAATTCAGGTAATGCAGCAGATCCTGCTGTTATATCTCTTATCAACAAGCAAAAAGAAGCTCTTGCTAATCTAAATAGACAAATCGCCGCTACTGAAAAAGGTTTAGAAACCCTACCAGATCTTATCAAACAAGATATGCAAGACACTCTTAGTAAAATTAGTCAGCTAAGATCAGAGAAAGAAAGTAAAACTCAGGCCGGAGCTTCTTTTGGAGAAAAATTAGTAACAAGCACCCCCACAGAATTAAAAAATCTCAATTCCACCTATGATCTTCTTAATAGAACATTAAACGGTCAAATCACCACCATCAACCAGTCCATCTCTGCTCAACAAGCTTACCAAAAAGTTATTGAGGATGGCGGCACCCACATGGATGCGGTCGGTGCTGCTCAAGAAGCTTTTGCTAGTGATGCCAAGAATACTTTTGGTTTATTTAATGAGCTTATTACTGTTTCTGGATTAGATAATACTGATCCTCAAAGAGCCGGAAATCTAAGAGCTGATTTGATTGAGAACACAGCCAGAAACCAAGGTCTTAATGTTCAAAATAATCCTTTCTTAAGAGAAATTGTTGCCAACCTGAGAGCTGCCCCAAAAGAAGATCCACAAATTAAAGCACTAGAGAATCTATATAAACAACAACAGGCAGCTTTGGGCGAAGCTACTCAAAAGGCTATTAACCCACTATTAGAAAAACAAGCTCAAATACTCAATACTGCTAATACAGCTTTAATAACAGCTTTAACTAATTTGACCAATGCTTTTAATAATGCTCAAGGTCGTAATGAAGGATTAGGATTAGCCAGACCGGGCAATGTTATGACTAGAGCACAAGGTGGTCCAGTTTATGCTGCTAGTGGAACTTTAGTTAATTATGAGCCAAGAGGAACTGACACTGTTCCTGCCATGTTAACTCCTGGTGAATTTGTAGTTAATAGATCAGCTACACAAAATAATTTGCCTCTTTTAAAGAGTATTAATTCTGGTAAATATGCTAAGGGTGGGGTGGTTTATTTAGCTGGTGGATCAACCAACCCTGTGCAGATAGCAAATGTAATAGATCCGCTAGTTGCTAATATGATATCTGGCAGTGATGATGCTGGTGATGCATTAAATATCATAGCAAGAGGAAATAGATATAGAGTACCTAGTAATCTTAGTCCTCGTGATCCTTTATTTAAATTTTTATTAGCTAGACAGGGTGATCCAGCTATGACTGGAGCTAGGGTAAGGAGAGAATGGAATGCAGCTGTGCGAGCTTCTAGATTAGGTATTAATGATCCAATTTTTAAACCCTACATACAACAAATAACTGAAGTCAAATTAGCAGGACTAGACTTAGGTGATAACGATATCCCAGAGATAAGAAGACCCAGAAATGTAAATCCAAATGGTTTAGAAAGATGGTTAGGAATACAACCGGTAAAACCAAAACCACCAGCTTCATTACTAAATAGAACTGGAAATATGTTAGGCAGTGCTTATCAAGGAGCTAGATCTGTTATTAGAAATCCCGGAGCAGCTTTGAGTTATGGAGCTAGTCAAGCTCCAGGTATTGCCAGAGCTGCCGCTCCTATTGCTGGTCGATTTTTTGGATCAATTTTTGGCGCTGTTAGTGGAGCAATGGCTGATCCTAGACTCACAAATAGAAATAGATTAGTTAATACTGGACTAGGAATGTTAACAGGCACGGGAGAGACCATGGGTGATGTTGGAGCTCATTCTATGATAGGATGGGCTACGGGTGTTGAACAAGGAACTATGTTAGATAGACAATTGGGTAATTTCAGTCAATTAGGATTAACTTCAGTTGAACACGCTACTATGGGTGTCCCAGCACAATTCGCTCCAATTACAGCTGCATTAGCTATGAATATTCAAGAAACAGCTGGTTATTTAGCAGATGCTAATGATGCAACTACCAGTGAAATAAGAACAAATAGAAACTTACAAGCTAGCAGAAGACCCAGAAGACCCAATGATCATCTTGGTGGTTTTGACTTAAATGCATTTCAAAGAAGCGCTGTAGAAAGAAAAGCAGAACTATTAAGATTAAAGAAAAAAGATCAAGCAGCCCGAGGAAATTCTCAGGGCACTAGTTCAAACCAAAATTTTTATGATGAACAAATAAGACTTATTGATGATTCTTTTAATACAATGGATACTGTTCCTGGCATATTTTGGGACACTAAACAAGATAAAAATAGAGGAACAGGAGCTAGTAGTGCTCGCCTAGATGCCGCCACAGAAGCTCATGTACAATATTTAGATGAGCAAGAAAGAAAATCAGAACTAGCCGCAGAGCAAAAAAGAGCAGAAAAAGCTAAAAAGGTTGAAAGACAAAGACAAGAAGAAAGAAGACAAACTAGAGCAACACAAGTTAGAGCTACAGCTAATAGAGCAGTACAGACAGCAGTTCCTTATGTATCATCAGTTGCAAATGCTGCTGTATCAGGTTTTCAAACTATTAATAGAAATAATCAGGAAAATATTAACAGAAGACGAGCAGCAAATGAAAGTCAGGCTGATCGATGGGTTGATCGTCCAGCATTACCACCAGGGGCTGCAAAGGTCGCTTTTGATGGAGACACAGTTGATGTTTATAAACAGACAGATAAATTAAATAAAGAAAAACAAGAAATAGAAGCAGAAATAGATAGATATAAGTATAAAGACCCTAAGGATATGAGCAAGGAACAGAAGAGAGATAAAGAAAAGCTATTACAACAACTTGAAGATAAAAATAGACAAATTGTATCATTAAATAATAAAGCTTTTGTTGATATCCCACTAGCTGAACAAGATAGACTATGGAAAAACTATGAGAAAAAACAAGAAAGAGAAGCTAATAGAGCACAAATTTTAGCATCTAATAGAGCTAATTCTAGACGATTTAACTTGGAATTAGCGGTAGGTAAAGCTGTTGGTATGGGTGCTCCAGATAAATTCCGTAGTCCAGAAGCTTTTATGGGCTGGAGAGAACAAGCCTTATCTAAACTTAGAGGAAAGTTTAATCTAAGTGGAAGTCCCAGACTAGACGAAAAACTCTTAACAAAGTACGGCTTATCAGCAGATGCTGCTAAAGATCTTTTCCGTCCATTCACACCAGAACAAGCTGAAGCACTTATTCAAACAATGAGTCAGCAAACGGTTGGTGGTAACTATAAATATAGTGATAGAGATATTGCCATATTAAGAATGAGTCAAGATCAAATTGAGCAAGTAGCATTTCGTATCTATAATAAGTCTGGTGATTATGGTGCGGATGTGGCTACTATGGCTGAGAGAAAAAGACTAGAGAAAGCTCAAGGAAAAACTTTTGCTAAGTTATTAAGAAACTTTAGTAGCATTGATAGAATGGCAGCAAGAGGTCAAGGCATGAATCCTGGTCAACAGGCCATGCTAAAGAATAATATTAGCAAACAATTAACGAAAATGGGTTATATTAATCCAGAAGATACTGATGCTGCTAATGCTGCTAGATTATCAGCTTTCAATATTAACAATACTGTTGGATTACTATATCCTAGAGTTGCTGCTGGTAATCCTGCGTTCAGAGTAGCTCAAGGAAGTAGTAATGGTGGAATGATTTATGCGGCAGATGGAACATTAGTAGATTATCAACCACGAGGAACTGATACCGTTCCCGCAATGTTAACTCCGGGCGAATTTGTTGTTAATGCTAAAGCCACCAGTCAACATCTTCCTTTATTACAAGCTATTAATAAGAGCAAGGGTGGAGTAATTTATAGATCAGTTGGGGGAGAAACTAAAACATTAGACTCTACACAACAGTCATCACAAATTCGTGATAAAGAATTAAACTCAAGACTACAACAAGAAATTGCTAATAATGCTAAAAATAATCTAGGACTATCAACAAAGATTTCTGATACTACTAAAAATACCAAAGATCAACAACTACCCAAACTAGTTAATAATACCGATACTATCAATAGAAATAATTTAACTAGATTTGATAAGGTAGATGTTACCGAGCAAAGATTACTCAAAAACACTGATGATTTGAAGAAACAGAATAAAACAAATTTATCACAGACTTCTGATAGTCTAGGATACATGATGGATAGAGACTCAACCCATTATGAACTATCCACTGCTCATTTTGCATTATCTAACAGAATGGATGCTAAATTAGATAGATTGCTGCTTCTAGCAGCTGCTCCACCTATGATACCCCCTGCTCCTCCTGCTGGTGCTCAAAATGGTCCTCCTCTTCCCGGTGCTCCTCCCGGTGCAGGTAATCTTCCGGTTAATCCGGGTGGCGCAGGTGCTCAATTTAGTAAGGGTGGTATAGTATATGCATCAGCTGGTAAATTAATAAATTATCAGCCCAAAGGCACGGATACTGTACCAGCAATGCTAACTCCTGGTGAGTTTGTTGTTAATGCTAAGGCAACTAGTCAAAATTTACCATTATTACAAGCTATTAATAAAGACAAAGGAGGTGTAATTTATGCTGAAAAAGGCAAGCATATACCTTCCCAAGACTTATCTTTTGAAGACGTTGCTCTTGGCAAAGGACTACCAGCAAAATTTAGTCCTAGAACACCAGCTTACGGATCAAAAGCAGAATTAGACAAAGCAGTTGCAGAAGGATATAATGCTGCCATAAGCAACGATGAAGAACTTAAAAGTCAACCATTAGGGAAATTAGATCATTTACAATATCGAAGAGCTTTTCCTTATGTTGAAAGACATAAATTAGATACTAAAATACGCACTCACTATCAGCCTCCTTTTGACACCAGATTTAGTGGATCTTTAATGGGAAAAGAAGGACAAGAAGTAATTCATGTTGATCCTAAAAAGGGCTCATACGGACTATTAATGCACGAGATGAGACATGCTGCTTTTGGAAGTACTGATGAATCGCAACGATCTGAAACTTTTATGACAAACGAAGATCTAGATTGGGCTGTTCAAGTTTATAATGCAAAGTATCCAAACAATCCTATAAGCATGTCTAGAGCAGAATATTTAACTAGGCCATTTGAAATTGATGCTAGGCTTGGAGCGGTTAGACAAATAATGAAAAGACATCAACAAGCACTAGTGTCTGCAAATAAACCAGTGCCATATAAAACTGTTGAACAGGCATATCACTATTTCTTAGCTAATCGTAATTCATTAAATAGATCAGAAGATTCTGGATTTGCAACAGAAGATTTAGATTTTTATACTATGTTTAAGGATAAATATGAAACTATGATGGCCATGAGAATGGCTGAACTTTATTCTAATGGTGGAGTTGTTTATGCTCAAGATGGTAGACAAATAAATAAACCTAGTTTAGAAGATATAAGAGCACAAAGAAAAGCAGACTATGAAAATGAGAAGTTAAGAAGAAAACAAGTGGCAGGTATCAAAAGAAAAGACAAACAGAGTAATAAAGCTAAACTAACACCAGAACAAATAGAGAAAGCAAGACAGGAAGCCAGAATAGCAAGTATTTTAAAAAATTGGGGTAACCCTGAGGAATCCTCTCAGTTGAGAAATTCCCGGCAGTATTGGAATGAATATGGTAATTATTCCGATGCTGTTGGTGGTTCACCAGCAGTTAATTTTAGAACTTGGATGAAAGAAAATTATCCGGGAGTCAAGGGTGATAGACTTGAAAAGATGATTAAAGATTTTGATCCAGAAGATGCGAATGCTACCACATATTCTAAGGGTGGGATAATTTATGCTCATGAAGGTACGCTAGTTCCAAGAATAATGGATCCAAGATTGGGCCAACAAAATCAGAGTGATATGCCGGAAATGACTCCAACTCAAGGAGAATTAGATTGGGCACGTAGACAACAACAAGCTCATGTAGCAAATAGAGATGCTGAAGGATTTGATTGGAATGCTCCAGAAGGTGTTATAAGTGCTTATGGACCACCACCAGGACCAGGGCCATTGGGTGCTCCATTCCATGAGAGAATGAATATGTTTAGTGATATTGTAGGAAGTTTTCTTTTTGGTTTACCCGGAGCAGGACCTAAACCATCACCACAAACAAGAGTACCAAGAGCAAAAACCCCTCTGCTTAAACAACCAGTAGTATTACCAGCCCCACGACCAGAAAGAGCTCCTTTGGGTTTTGAAGATTTGGGCACTCGCGGCGCTGCTAATCCAAAAGCTGGAGGAGTAAAAGGAACTGGTCTTACCTCAACTGACACACAAGCTACGGCGCAAGTATTTGATCCAAGTAAAACTATGTCTCAAAGTCGAACATTGGCAGAATATCAAAAATCTCTAAAAGATGCTAGAGATATTGAATTCAAAAGATTAGAGAAACTAAAAACTCAATGGGCCAAAGAACAACTTGCAGAATATCAAAAACAAGAAAAAGAGGGTACTCTTAGACCAGATACTAAATCAAGAAACCAGCAGGGTTTACCTGTCTATAGAAGCTTAGAAGAAAGAGCAGATGAAATTGCTAGCTACAGAGTACGAAGTCATCAACAAACATTAGATGCAGCATATACTTCGGCTAAGAATTCATCAGAATATGACTTTGCTTCCAACAGAACAGTTGATACTAATAAAATAACAGGTGCAAGCTCTTTTATAAAACCTCAAGCTAAACCAACTTTTTCTAAATTTATTGAAACAAAAGATTTTGATATTGATTCGATACAGAGACTTATTCAATATCCTCAACCAGTTTTTGATAGTTTAGTTGAAACATTATATCAACTAACTGGAACATCTGGTGAATTACCAAAAACATTTAATCGTACTAATTTATTGTTTGGAGATCAAGAGATTGGCATTACCGGAATAGGAGCAAAAGCCCCTGGTGTTGCGCAACAGCCTGTTGGTCGTATGGGGGTTAGAGATACTATTGGTAGAGAAAATATACAAACAGCATTAAAAGAAGTACTATTAAGTAATTTTCGTTCAGAAATGGGTAAATTTGAACGTGTTAATCTTGGACCAGTAGATGAAATGAATGCCTCCCGATACAAAGATAGAGGTTTAATTGGTACTGCTGAACAAAAAGTTGGAGGCACATATGGTGCTAAAGTCGAAGGAACTGGTAATTTCTATCAACCTGAAAGCGAGTCTGCTGCTGCTGAATTTTTGTCTAGACATACTAATTTTAATTTAACTCAAGCAGATACTGATCCAAAACTAGCACAATCTAGAGGTGGATTCTTAATAGAAACAGCTCGTGGAGTATTAGAAGATGCTAAACAAAAAGTTATGATCAAGCTCCAACAGTCTCTCCTTGCTCAACAAAATAAACCACAAACTCCAGATGTTCCTGGAGCTCCAGCAAGTAATAAAATTCGCATTCTAAGTCCATACGATAATACAAATGCAGACAAGTTTAATTCAGAAGTATTTGGAGAAGATGCAAGAGAGATAATTGCTTTTTATGAAGATCCAAAAACTGGATCCGCTAACCAAGGATGGGGAAGAGTTTCTGCAAAACCGATAGATAATCAAAAAACATTTAAAATAGAAACATCATTAGCCAAAAAAGGATATGGAGAAAGTTTATATCATGCTATTATAGAGTATATCACTAAAATAGGTGGTTCTGTAATACCTGACGATAGTCAAACTCCAGATGCTAAAAAATTATGGAAAAAATTAGAAAAACATCCTGATATTAGTGCTGGAGAAAATGGTTATACTAAGAAACCAAGTCTTATAACAGATACTACTAGAGTTGAGTCTGGTGTTGGTGAAGACTATATTAGAAGACCAACAACCTCATATGAAATTGAGCAACAAGGCTATGGCGATTTAGTTAAGCCCGTAAGCCCAACACCTGTCACACCAATACCATCCTCTAAAGCAAAAGCATTTGGTCAATTTAAATCTCAGGGTGGCATAGTTTATGCTCAAAATGGTGTGTTGGTTCCAGGATCACGATTAATGGATCCAAGACTAGGTCAACAAAATCAGAACTATATGCCAGAAATGACTCCAACCCAAGGAGAATTAGACTTTGCTAATCAACAGGCAAAATTACAAACACAACGAGCAAAAATAACTACAGATAATAGTGGGAGACAGTGGCATACTCCAACAGGAGAAATTAGTGCTTATGGTCCACCAGCAGGACCAGGATTATTAGGAGCTTCTTTTTTAGAAAGAGCTGGTGCAGCTTGGAATATGTTTACTGATATTGCTGAAGCAGCTGTGGCTGGAGGTGCTACAACAACCAACGCTGGTTCAAGACAAAGTATCAGAGGAGCAAAAACTCCTATTACTAAATCTAGTGCGCCATTAGATGTGCCCAAAGCTTCTAAAACTGTACCTCTTTTTCATGCTAGTAATACTGGCTTAGAAGACTCTATTTTAAAAAGTTTTCAAAAAGAAGGTGGTAAAAGTAGTATTGCAAAGGGGTACGGACAAGGTCAAGGCTTGTACACCTACACTAGTAGGGAAGCAGCTGAAAAACACGCCAGATCTATTATGCAAGGAACACTTACAGGAGCAGATACTCGTGGTAAACCCATGATTGTTAAATTTGATGAAACATTAGACCCATCAAGATTTGATCTTGATTATGAGCTAAATAAATCTTATGTGGCTCGTTGGTTACATGATAATTTTGACCAAGTACAATCAGTATTATCTGATATGAAATATTCCCCGTTATTAAAGAAACTAGAATTACAAGATCCATCTGGTAAAACCTTAAGAGGTATTCAAACACAAACATTTGCTAGTCCAAATAGTGGAGGGGGAGGTCTTGCAGATAGTTGGCTAATGCAACAGCAGACTAGACTACCAAGCAGACGAGCAATATATGATAGTACAGATGCAGTAACAAGAGATGGTGAAGTTCTATCCCAAATTATGAAGTTTATAGGAAAAAGAAATCCAGAGATGCTTCAAAAATTTAGAGAAGGATTTTTTGAAACTATGCCACCTGGATCAGCTATTAAATATATTGGTTCAGACAATTTAGCTCCTAGTAATATTGATGTATTAGCTAAGGCTAGAGGTGGGGTGGTTTATGCTAATAATGGAATGTTGATTCCTTATCAGCCAAGAGGCACAGACACTGTACCAGCAATGTTGACCCCAGGAGAGTTTGTTGTTAATCGTCAGGCCACTCAGCAAAATCTACCTCTGTTAAAGAGTATTAATAGTGGAGCCCAAGGATTTTCTAGTGGTGGAGTAGTATACTTAGAGTCAGGTGGAGAAACTCCTAAAAAACGAAAATATACACAAGACAGAGATGAAAGAAGACAATTAGATCAACTAAGACTAGCAGCAATAGAAGCAGAGAGAAAACAGACTAGAGATAGTATAGAAGCTGAAAGAAAAGCATTGGGCGAGAGAGTAAAAGAAGCACAAATAAATAAAGCTGAAGAATATAAATATAGAGGAATACCAAGACAGATTCAACAAGCTCCTCCTCAAGGGAATCAGACAAACCAACAGAACCAACAACAAAATCAGGCAATGTTTACTCAGGGTAATCAACAGATGAATCCCCAAATGAGCCAAAGAGTAAATATGGCTGCTCAAGCAGCTTTTGATCCTCAACATGCTGGAGATGTTGATAAACAATTAGCGATATTTGGAACTTTATTAACTGGAAGTAATCAAGTATTAACCCAATTTGGTATGGCTTTAGAAAACATGATTCAAAGCATGGGGGCAACTCCAGTCGGTGGTGGTGTAAATAATAATAGCAGAGGTCAATTAGACGGATTAAGCCAGTTTACCAGCACTTTCAATAGATTTATTGGTCAACTTGAACAGATTAAAATACCAGAACAAGTTAATCTACAAGGTACACACAGAGTAGAAGTTGTTATTAATGGAGCATCAGTATTTGCTAATATGCAAGAACCTATTCAGAGAATGATCCTAGATCAAGTTAACGGAGCCATGAACAAACTAGCAATGAAAACAGAAGGAGTACTCCAAGTATAAGGGGTAATTATAATGAGCAATCAAACAGTATCCGGCACACTCTATGTTGGTTCTGGCGTTAATCCATCAATTATCTTATCAGAAACTTCTGGTATTAGCACCTCTTTTAATGCTCTCAAACAAGATATTGATTTTAGCATTCGTGGTACCGGTAATGGACTAGTACATTTTGATGCCTCAACTGGCAGACTAGGAATTGGTACAGGATTACCAGATGCTGTTTTGCATGTGGTCGCCCCATGTGCTAAAGATGGCTTAATTGTTGAGAGTATTACAAATTGCCCCACAGGTGTCACCCTCCTATTAGTACACAACCCCCAAACTGCTCCATTATCTGGCAGCTATCCAGCTACTATTAATTTGGCTGGACGAGACACTAATTATAACGAAATTGTTTACGGACAAATAATGTCCAAAATTTTAGATCCTATTACGGGATCTACTAGTGGCGAAATACTATTCACTGTTGACGATAAAGGAACAAATAAACCAGTATTTAGTGCTAATTTAAGAAATGTTGTGCTGGGTGGTGGCAACAGCGTTTCTGGTTATACATACACAGTCTTAGGTGTTGGCAATTCTGTAACTGGTGTTGGATTAACAACTGTCGGCTCAAGTAACACAGGAATATCTAATACTGGCATAGTTGTTGGTAGTTCAAACTATTTTAATGGAGCCAAAGTTTTTGCTCTAGTAAATAACTCTAGATTAATTGGTTCAAATAATACTGCTCTGGGTGACTCAGTTAGTTTAACTGGGTTATCTAATATTTTTGTTGGTAATTCTAGTAGTATTACTGGTAACTATAATATTCTTTTAGGAAGGAATAACAATCTTAATGTTTCTACAAATGTTGGATTAGTTCAAGTTGGAGTTGGTTCTGGAGCATCTGGTGTTGTTTTGGGTTCTTATGTAAGTAATACTGGCGACAACAATATTTATATTGGTAATATTAATACTATATTTGGTAATGATAATAGCGTAGTTGGTTCTAAAGTTAGTTTAAGTGGTAACTCTAATAAAGTATATGGCAGTTCAGATGTAATTACCGGCACCAAACTTATCTGTATTGGTTCTGATCAAAATATAACTAATATTTCTAGTGGTATTTTTGTTGGCAATAATATTAATTTACAAGATACAAGCAAGTCTATTGTTATTGGATTAGGTAATTCTACAAGCTCTGGTCTGGATCAAAGTATTCTTTTAGGTATCAATAATAATTTTGCTAGTGGAGCCCCATCCAAACTATTACTTATTGGTCAGTCTAATACTCTTAAGGATATCAATGGTTCTTTAGTTGTTGGCAATACTAATAATTTAAGTGGTACTGTCTCTAACAATTTAGTATTGGGTAGCATTAATGCTGTCCCACCCATTAGTAATAATAATTTAATTGTAGGCATACTGAATAATCAAACTGGAGCTTATATCTCTTCAGATGGAGCCATTAGCGGTAACCCTGCTAGAACAGCTGGAACAGTTAATAATTCTATTGTTGCTGGTATTAATAATTTGGTATTATCTGGTAATAGTAATGTTATTTTGGGTAATAAAAATGTTGCTTCTGGTTCTAATATTAGTTCTGTTGGTTCCTATAATAACTTAAAAAATACTTCCAACGCTTATGCAATTGGCAATTCTAATTTCTTGGTCGGTGATCAATTAGGTGCTGTTGGATCTAAGATACTAGCTGTTGGTCAAGAGTCTATAGTTTTTAACACCACAAATAATAAAATGGATGTTTTTGGTAGTGGAAATATTGTATTAGGATATAATCAGGCAGTATCAAGTGGAATCATTATTGGAACATCAAATAATTTACACGGTATCAATAATATAGTATATGGTCGTAATAATACTTTAGGTTCCACCAGAGACAAATGTACTTTAGATAGTGCTGGACTCAATATAACAATTCCCACCCGTGGATTATTGTCACAATATATAGCCGGTGATAAGATTTTATTTTACGTTCAAAGCTCACCATCTGTTTCAAATACTTTCATTAGAGATATTGTTAATGTAACAGAAAATACTATTGATGAAACCACTACCATATCTATTGGTTCACCAATGTCTGTTGATACTACTAATGGATATTATTCTATCAATACTGCTTTTGATGATAATAATAGTCCCAATACATCCGTAATTAGTGGTTTAGTAATGCCATATCAACGAATGGGTGGGGCTGGTGGTACTGAAACGAATCCAATCTATGGTTCTAATAATATAGTTATTGGCACTAATAATAGATATTTGTATAGTAGTGGTGTTGTTGTTGGTTATAATAATAATGTTTCTGGTGTTCGTAATGTGGTGCTAGGATACGGTATTAGTGGTGTTGCAGATAATACTCTTTATATGGGCACTAATAATTCTAATAAGATGTTATTAGATAATGATAAGGTTGTCTTCAATTCTGGTGCTATACAAGATAACTTTATTATTAAGTCTAGTAATGATAATACTAGTGTTTTGAATGTTTCTTTAAATAATAATAGAGTAGGTATTAATACAAATAGTCCAACATCAGAGTTATCAGTAAGTGGAACAACAACAACATCCGGAATTAGAGTGGGTTTTTCTGCTCCAGACGCTTATGTATTAACAACTAATACTAACGGCGTTGGAACATGGCAGTTGCCTGTTAGAATTTCTGGTACGGATAATGGATTATTGTATAGAGTAAGTGATAAGGTTGCTAGTGGCATTTCTGAGATATTGTACAGTCCTAGTACCAAACAAATGAATTTTAATTTGGGGGGAGATAATGGTTTTTATATTGCTTCTACCGGGGTATTTGTTAATGATGAAGCATCCACATACAGATTCAGAATAAGAGGTAGTGGTGGTGTTGAATTTGCTAAAGTATTATTAGATACTAATTTTGGTAATCAAAGAATCGATTTTTATAATGTTAGTGGTAATTCTGGCACATTTAATAATTTAACAATCAGTAGTGGAATCAATCTATCTCCTAGTCTTACTGGAACATTCTTATATGTTAATAATAGTGGACGATTAAACTCTACTACAACAAGACCTAATAGTGTTATTTTTGCAAATGAAGGCTCATTAGCTACAGGAAATGCCAGCATCAAATGGATCAATTCTCAACAAATTTTAGCTCTGGGAGCTACTGGAGTCTTTACTAATGATGTTCTAGTTAATAATCCAGATAGCTTTTATAATATCGTACTAAGCTCTAACGATAATTATGATACAGTATTTAATAACCGTGGCTTAGGTAATAAATTTTCGGTTATTAATTCTGGTTCTTGGAGCAATAGAAATGGTTTTCATATTAGTCCAACTGGATCAGTGATGATCAATGCTTCATCTAATAATATTTCTAATGCTAATAGCAGTGGAGTGGTATTATATGCTAATGGTACAGCTTGGTTTAATAGTTTGAAACTTGGTGTGGGAGCAACCGTCTCTGGATATTATTTAAAAACTGACCAGTATGGGAATTTGAGCTTTAGCGATATAGATTTGAAAACACAGTTTTCTGGAATATATCCAGCAAATATAACCTACACTTCACAAGGTAATTCATCATACAGAGTAGATATTGGTTTAACTAATAAATTTGTTGATGGCACCAACATGACTGATGGAAGCATGTTAGTTTATCGTGGAGATGCATGGGTAGGATCTAGTGGTTTAAGAGTTTATCAAAACACAACAGCTAATGATCCTGGTACTATTGCTGGTATAGAATTTGGTTATAAAGCACAAGTAACTCGCACAACACATAATCATGTTTTTGCTGGAGGATCTCTGAAGGTTAGTGAAGAAAAATACAACGGATCATCCCAGTTTGCTCAATACTATTTAAGAACTCGTACAACAGATGGTGGTCAAGTAAGACCATTAGTAAATGATTGGACAAAACCACAAACTGGAAGCACAGTTTCTACAACAGAAACCTCAACCAACTGTATCAATTTGGATGCTTTTTCTGGATCTCAAAATTATGAATACGATAGAGTTTGGGCATATCAAATAGATGTTTCTGTTATGTGGCAATCTGGGACTACAATAGCTCAAAATACTTATGGGACTAGATATGGGGCTGGTATATTTATTGAAGGGGCTCTAATTAGAACAGTGAGTGGTCTTAGATTTTCTAAGCTTGGCACAGAAAGCGTAAGAACTTATGGAGATAGTATGCCTGCTGGAATGTCATTGAGCACTCAAATAGTTGCATCTAATCCCTCTAGACTGAGTATTGTTGCTAGTGGTTCCACAGGATATACTGCAATATGGTCAGCCACAGCAAGAATCAATCAGCTCAATCATTATGGTGCTGATCCATTGTATTTGAACTAGGAATAAATTTAAGGATAATTTATGGCAGCAACATCAGCATATATAAAATATGGAACCTTTAGCTTTAAAGGAGCCAGCGGATATCCTGTTCCAGTAATAAGTATCTCTAAAGAACAACAAAGAGATGGTGGTGGGAGACCTGTTGGAGCTACTGTTACTATTAATTTAGAGGGGAAAATCTATTCTGCTATTAGCGGCGGGAATTCTGGTTTTTCTGGTTTACTAACTTTGGAAAGTGGATTGAAAAAGATTTTTTCTTCAGATGGACAAAATTTAACTATCGGTTGTGGAGAGAATGATAATTCTACTAAGGATAATATAGTATATTCTGGAATTAAAATTACTAAATATGCTGCTGATAAAACAGAGGATAATTGGACAACTACAATAAACTATAGTATAGAATTACAATCAGAAGTTGTAGATACAGGAAATAACATATACTATGTTAGTAGTACGCAAGATGATTATACTATAGAAACTATTGATGAGTATAATTTTGCTAAATCTCCATTAGATATTGGTTCTTTGGGTTTTGGAAAGATAACATATGGTGCCGGTTCAATATATCCACTATATCGTATTACCAGAGTATTAGGGGCAGTTGGTAAATTTATACCAACAGGTAGTGGAGTAGGAACAAGTGCCGTTCAAAATGCAAAATACTGGGTTAATGTTCATCTTACTGGAATCCCCAAATATACAGGAGTTATTGATCAGGGCTTATATCTGTATAATTTTGTTAGAAGTGTTAATACTAGTGATACTGAAGGTTCTTATAAAGTTACAGATACTTGGCTGGGTATGCCTGATGATAAAATGGGGTATATAGAAACTTTCTCTGTGGAGAATACTCTAGATAATACCATGTTAAGAACAGTTACTATTCAAGGCACAGTTAAAGGATTAGAACCTTTTCAAAGTGGAAACATATACAACAAAGATAAAGTACCATATATTAGTGGATCTTTAAGTGGTTCGTTGGCCGAACTTCATAACAAAGATACTAAAGACACTAGAATATACAATAGTAAATTTATTGCTGCTATTAGTGGATATAGTGGTATTAAGCCTGAAATAATGAATAGAGTAAATAGTTTTGCCAATACTGGAGATCGTAGCTTTTTTTCTCCTCTTTTTAAAGACGGCCCATTCAAAAACGATAGAACTCGATCAAATGGATATGAAAATGCAATGAATCCCATTCCATATAGTATTCAAGAAGGTTTTAATCCATCAGAAGGTACTGTGACTTATAATTGGGTTTTTAACAATAGACCAATTAATTTAATTCCAGGTTCAATTAGCGAAACATTAACTATAGAAGATACTTCTGCTGTTCCTATTATTGCTTCTATTTTTGTTCTTGGTCGTAAACTTGGTCCTATTTTACAAGACTTGGGAACAGTTACTGCTGCTACTAGAAATGTTACTTTTGAAGCGATATTTCCTAGGCCAACAGGATTAAAAAATCTAACATTTCCAGTAGAACATTATAATGCTGTTACAGGAGCAGTTGAAGCTTTTAATCCGGGGAATATGTCATCTAATCCAATCAACGGCGGTGTAAAATCTTATATCAAGCAGGATAGTTCAACTTGGAATCCCACCGAAGGAAGATTCACGAAAATTAAAGGATGGGAATGGGTAAGGTGCATAACAGATTAATAGGAAGATTAAAATAAGGATAAAATTATGGGAAATATAACTCCTAGCAAAGAGTGTACAGCTGATCCGGTTGGGTCATATAGAGAAGTTGGTCCACTAGAACAATCACTATTTTTAGGATGTAGCGTTACTAACTTTAATATGAATTTGGCCTGGGGTGAGGATTCTAGTTCTTTAACCGTTACTGTAGTATGGGACCAAGCATACCACCCACGATCTGTTAAATATAATACTCTTAATACTTCGGTAAAACAGGTTAATAATCAACCAGTTAATACTAAGTCTCAAGCTTTGGTGATGGACTCATCAGAAAATTTCTCTACAGATAATACTAAAAATTTAGTTAAGCCAATTAGCTTACAAATTGAACAACAAAATAATAATAGTATGGATTTTGGGAAAATATGTAAAAATGTTAATGGTATTCCAAAAAAATGGTTAGGACCAGATCCAGGGTTTTTAGCTGGCGCCAATAAGTTTTCTAATGTAGGATATGACTTGATTGGTATTCCAGCAGTATTTTGGTTTGAAGATTTATATTTTGGAGGATTAATAACATCATGGAAAGCTAACGGTTCTCAAGGCGGTTCGCCCATTTATGAAATAGAGATGAAGAGTGGGTCGTCTTTATTAAAAGGATGTTGGTTAATTATAGATGAATATGCTGGAACAGTAGCCGCCACAATACCAAACACAGCAGACAATAGTACTGGAAAAAATATCTCTGTACCATGTCATTATGATTCTACTAAACCGTTTTTACCATTTAATGGTTCTATAAGACAAGGTAATTTACCTAATGTTTTTAATATTTATGGATACTGGGAACAAATAGGATTTGGTAATTCTGGAAGAACAGACAATGGAATACCCGCAAGAAATATCTATGATGCTCTAGTTAATATGCTGGCTCAAGGAACAACAGACACTAATCCATTTTTTCCTCATGGTGCAATTCTTGGCCGAGCACTATCTTTTGCAAATGGTTCTCCTGTAGATTTTGATCAATCTGGTATAAATGATGCTGATGGTAACAAGATATCATTAAAAGACTGTTGTTTATGTCCTAGTGTTATGGGTGGTGATGGAAGTTTTCATTCTTACTATAAATTAGATTTGAGCGCATTACCATATCCACCTTCTAGTCTATATATGACAGGACCAACTATTAGTTTAATGTCTTTTATTACAGAAATTTGTGATGGATCAGGATATGATTTTTTTATCTCATTAGAACCAGCTCCTGCTGGAAGTACATATAGTGCCATTTTTAAGGTTAACACAGTCTCTCGTAGATTACAACCACAAAAAGATGTTATTAAAAACTATGTATCTTGGTTAGTAAGGCAGAAGTATAATGTTAGCACTTTCAATTATGGACAAGAATACTCTGATCAAACTACTAGATCAATGTATTTGGGTGGAAAACAGAAAAGATTATGGCAATTTAAAACTAGTTCTTTAGTTTCTAAGCAAACAACACTAATTTATGATCCTTATGCTAATAATAAAACGGGTTCTTTTATTAATTATGAAAATTCTATTGGACAACCAGGTAGTAATCAATTAAGAGCTCCTAGTTTTTTGAGTACCAGAAGATATTCTAGTTTATATGGTGATGGTGCAGCAGTGGCTGAGAATCAACCGGGAAATTTCACTGATAAACAGATGTTCTCAAATAATCCCAATCCTTTAGATCCTTGGAGTTCTTCTAATAATATTTCTAGAGGAAATTATTATGATGGAGTAAATTTGGCTGGTAAAATTACTCTTATTAAATTACCAGGAGCTAAGGAAAATCATCCAATGTATACAGATGTCATCTGTCCTTATTTTGGAGTAGGCTCTAATGGATTAGTTCGTAAAGTTTATTTTGATCCTGGTATGGCTCAAATGCAAATTTTATTTTATATAGATGACCTTAAGGGTGCTTTGCCAAAAACATACTTTGATGGTTATAGTAATAACAGTTCATTATTTTTAGTTTTAGAAAATGAAATACGAGCTGCTGGTAAGGGTTTTGATGTATGGATGGCATATGCTTTTAATCCAAATTTCACCACAGATATTGCTGAACTTTGTTACAAAGTTTTTAGACAAACATATGGTAATTTTAATGCTTCAGAAAATTTTAAAGGTTTAGTAAAAACGCTATGGAATAACTCTAATACTGATCGTGTGAACCGAGCAAATTTTCAAGGTGGAGCACAAAGACAGGCCCAAACAGAAATGGATAAAGCTACTCCTTTTCAAAAAACTCTATATAATCATTTGCAAGCTATTCATAAATTTTTTGCTAATATCGCCACAGAATATTATGGTAAACAATATATGATTAAAGTTCCTATGCCACAGTGGTATAGAGATAATAGATTATTTACTAATGATGGTGCCACGACTGAGATTAAAGATTCAGATGGAAAATCAACTGGAATCTTTGTTCAACAAGGTACTGGGAAGGTTTATACAGATTTTCAGATTTCATCTGACGGGGCCTGGGAAGAACCAGGTAATTATATTGATGATGCTTTGATAGTAGGATCAGTTACAGTTAATGCCATGTGTGATGATCAAGGTAAAATACCTCCAATAATTGGATTTAGTAATCATCCAGAAGTTAATAGTAGAGAAAAGTGGGTAGCTGAACAATATATTTTCAATGCTAGTAACATTCCTGCTAGTAATTATGGAAAATCTCATTTAGTTACCAATTGGACATTTTTACTAAATAGTCGTAGAGCAACTGATGCCGTAGATGAAAATAATAATTATTATAGCTCTATCAGTCATTCTTTGCCTCCAGAAGAATATATTGACATATATACTGGTGGATTTGCAAATTCTATGGCTTTTCGCACAGCTCACGGATTTCCTATAGGATCTAGTACAGGAGCAAATAGTAAAGTTAGTAAACAAATTGGTAAAACATATGTTAAAGCTAATTGTGAAAAAGATTTTGTTTTTATTGAGCCAGACGCTGACGCTAGAGTAGTAGTACAAATATCTTCACCAGTTAAAATGGGTAATGGTAGAAATATAGCGGATAAAGAAGTAGGACATATTATAAGTCAAGATTTTTTACTGAAAATGCTGAAAGATTCTACTATACCATCTCCTGTAAGAAATGGAGCGGACGTTGGAACAAATTCAACAGTTAATGGAGGTTTGCGTAGATATCCTTATACTTTAACTTGGGACCCAAGAGGTGTCATGGCATCATTTTTATATCCTGGTCTACAAAATGAAGTATTCTTGGACAATAATGGTCAAGATTCAAACTTGTCATCAAATAATATGCATGTCTTAGAAAAAGCAGCTTACCCATATTTTGCTGCTATACCACTTGAAAGTTCAATGGCTACATATGGACCATGGACCAATCATCCTGGACTAATAGAAGAAGCAATCTTTGATAAAACAGTTTTAGATGTACCATCATCTGTTAATAATCTTGTAGGAAGCGTAAAAGTTCAACATGATGCTGGATTAGTTCCTTGGAATTATGGTGGTATGGATGCTTTAGACGCTGCTGTTATGGCAAGAATTAAAGATGACGTTAACTATCAACAAATCACTGAACAAGGTTCTATTCAAGTTCCCGGAGCACTGTTAACAAGTCTTTCAGGAACAGCTTTTAATTTAGGAGATGCTCTAATAGGTGAAAATCAAAAATTTGGAGGTCCTATTATTAGTAGTATTCAAGTTCAAGTTGGTGAAGGAGGTATTACTACTAATTATAATTTTAGAACCTATACTAGAAAATTGGGTTTTTATAACAAAGAAAATGCAGATAGAATAAAAGAAATAGGTCAAGAATCACTCAAAAGAAGAAAAGAAATAAGTACCAGCTTAATGGGAGTATTAGGGTCATTAAATAATGGTCCACAATATGGTCCAACACTAAGTAATCAAAGATATTTTGGAAATCTTTTTAATATACACAACGAAGACAATACTCCTAAGGTTTTAAGATGGAGTCCATTTGAAATTTTAACTGGTTCAAATGCTACTATTGTTCGTCCAGATAGTACCATCACCGATATATACAAAGATTTAAATTATTCTCCTGGTTGGTCTAAGATGCCTTTTGTAACGAGAAACATTTCATATGATCCTATAAATATGATAAGGGAATCAACCAATGTTTCTTTACAGGACGTTCAAGAATTACCTACAGAATTTCAAAAAGGATATGAAAATAAATCGATGATGAGTTTGGACGGAATACTATCTCCCATTTCATTTTATCCAACTCCACACGGATCCACTTTTAGTATTACCAAGTATCCCAGGCCAGGATGTCCATTTTGTCAAGGAACTGCAAAATATAAATATAAATATTTAGATCCTGATAATACTTTGACTACTGTTAATGTTAGCACAATGACTAATGCTGCAATCGAAAAAGAAGTAGAATGTCCATTTTGTGAAACTATAGAAGATAAAAAGAAAAAAGCTTTGGTTTCAGCATCTCCAAAAGAAACTAATCCTCCATATATTTTAGCTAGTGGTGATGATTTGACTTTGATCGGTAAAAATTCTTCAGGACTACCTAATGGATTAAGTGGTAATCCAATTATTAATTATGCAACACTAAATCCTGTATTAATGTCTGTTGGGGAATTTAGTAGTTTTCAAAATAGACAATTTACTGATAAAACTGGTCATAGTATAGATCTGATAGGTCAAGGATTAACAATACCAGAAGGGGCTAATGGTTTAAAACCAGCATATGCAAAAAATATAGAGCGTAGCTATTTAGACTATGATCAAAATTATATGGAGTTTTGTAGCAAACGGGGGGTGGCTCCAGGAATCACCCCAGCTAATAATATGAGATATTTTGGTTTACGCGGACCTTTAATGGTCCATGCTTGGGGTTATGATCTAGAAGGATATCCTGTTCCTAATGCTTCTGGAGAACCAAAAGTTATTGATGGAGAAATAGTTAAAGATACAAAAACCAAACAAATCATATACAAAAATCAAAGCCAAAAACCCGATGGTACATGGACAGAGCCATACAAGGAGCATCAGTTTTATAAAGGTTGGGGACAATTACCTAGTACTTGGCCAGTTGGACCTATTGATTTAAGATGGGATGCTAATGCTGGAGTATGGACTGTGGGAGCCAATTATAAACCAATTTGGGTAGTATTAGAAACTGATTTAGTTAACAGACAACCCTCTAGAGGAGCTGTTATAGAAGATTCATATACAAACGATCCATTACCAAGTGGTTTAAGAAAATTAGTATTTGTTCAAGATAATCTGAATATTATTTGCGTCCCACGAAATGCTCCTGTGTATTGTAAATATAATGGTCAAAATGGATTTTATGAACCCATTTATAATAAACACTACATAACCTCTGGAATCATTAAAGGAGAAACACAGGTATCTATCTATAATATTTATCAGGATCCAGCTAATACGGCTGCCAATATAAGCTCAACCACATCTCCGGCACCAGTCATAACCCCTGAGACATATCTTACTACTTTTAATAATCCGATGGGTTTTAATGTTGTGCCTGATGATTTAGGAATGTTTATTTTTATGAATGGGTCATGGATTTTACAATCGGTTAATTGTTAGGAAATAAAAAATGAGTTGCTGTTCCATATTTAATAAGTCTTTTCTATCTGATGCAGATTTTAGTACTGCTATTATTGATAAAACATCACTAACAACTCTTCTTCCTCCATTTGATACAAAAACTAGTGGGCTGTGGAGACCTCTTGTTGTTTACAATAAACACTCTACAATTAAATATGGGGATTTATTATCTCAACCAGATACTACTTTAAATACATCTTTTGATCCTTGTCGTTGTTCCCCCGTAATAACATCTTATGATGAAATTGAATCAATTGATTCTTTTCGTTGTTCTTACTGTTCTTCATTAAGCAACAACACAAATCATAAAATTGCCTGGAAATTAAAAGATACTAATGGAAATAAGTCAACATCTTTATCTTCTAATTGTTGCAATGGTGCGTGTGACATTAGAATGGAAAGAGATGATTATTTACCAAAAGTGCCTATTTTGAACCAGAAATATTTGGATCAATTTTACGATTTTAAACATATGAAACAGTTTCCAGCTGTTGGTTCTGGACTAGGATTTGATAAATTTATTAAGTTTGGAAATGGTAGCAATAATCCTCTTAATAGTTTTACAAATAATTCATCTACTCCACAACTATGCATAGACTGGGAACTTAAACCTAGAATAGGCGAAATTCCGTATGATCCTATCACTTCTCAATATGATAATATAGATGACCACAACAAAGCATATAAAAAACATCTTCAAACAGGTAGTACTTGTGGTCATTTTATTCTGACCAAGTTAAATAATAAAGGATCAGGAGTTATTTCATATACTTCTAATGTTATATTTAGTGGATTAATGGGAGAAGACTCTGAGGTAGTACCGGATACTTATCCTCTTCCAGAATCTACAGTAACCGAAGAGATTAGTGATCTTTTGCCGTCTATTGAAGATTTCAGTGCTGTCCCCTATGGATTTTCTAAAAATACCTATAATAACATTTTTGTTAAAACAGAAAAATTAGCTTCTTATTGGAGATGGAATTATTCTTCTGGCATTATTGGCTGGTATAGATATTATGACAAAGACAGAAAAAATGATAAGAGGCCAATTCCAGGTATAGATTTGTATATATCTCCCGGAGATGTCTTTTATGCTAAAAATGATGGTCCAGAACCATTATCAATGACTCCTCCAGAATCACAAGACCAAACCCCGGTAGTTAATACTTGTCCTTCAGGAATTAAAGTGATTAAAGGTTCTGAAGTAATAGGCGTAATACCATCTGGTTCATCTTTCACATATATTTCTGCTAATCTATATCCTTTAATGAGAGATATTTATGATCGTATAGATAATGCAGATAACGAATCAAGAACCAGACCAAATACAATGACAAAACTGCAAAAGTTTGAGTTGGCTGCTTTGCTGAGTACTGCTCCTCAATATGATGCTGTTGTTGTAGATTTATTAAAAACTACAGACTTAGATCCCAAACAATTAGATAAAGATCAGAATCCAGTTAACCCTATTAATGAATATAGACAAAGAGATCAACTAAATAAAGATATGTCTGCTAGCGAGATTGATTCTGTTAGTCATATGAATTTTATTTCTTCTAACGAAGAGTTAATACATACTCTTGGTAATAAATATGGTGCTTATTTATGGTGTGGGCCTAATACCTCTTCAATATTAGAATTTTCAAAAGACATTAAATCTCAATCCTATATTGATTTAAGTTTTGATATGGGAGTAAAAATAAATGATACCCGAAAATTATCAGGAGGTTGTTCGTCTAATGTAGACTGCTTGGATCAAACAATCTCTAAACAGTTTTCATACAATCAAACTATTGAATTGGGTAATCTAAAAATAGAAAGTAAAATTAACAATAGAAAAAAATATGCTTCTGCTTGTAATGATGGGGCGATAACAAAAAAAACAGCGAATATGGCCGGAATTTTTTTCAATGATCATCTCCTTAAAGAAGTAGTATATTTTACTGGTTGTTCGATATTTAATAACACTTATCCTAGACCGTTCATAAAAGATGAAACTATTTCATGTTCTACTTGCGGAGATGGATCGTCTTATAAATTAGCCCTTAAATTAAACCCAATTCTTTGTTCCGGCTTTCAAGGAGACGCTAGTTTCTGCGATGAGCCATCTGCAAGATTTGCTAATAATAGCGAAGGATTCGTTGTTGGAACAAGACCAGCAAGAACTATTTATGATGAAAGTCTATATCATACCAGAAAATATAATGCTGCTATAATGAATCCTCGTATAGATAAAGCCGCATTTCATTATCAGGGTGGTGTTTACTATGATAGTAAAATTTTTGGAGCCAATAATAGTACAGTTTTTGATCAAGGAACTCTTTGGTTAACGGACGGCAAATGTCGTATAACTTTTACTACTAAAGATGTTGGCATTAAAATATATGGTTTAAATATAGAAAAATTGAGAGCTTTTAATCAGGATACTCGTGAATGCTTGGGTTTTCCTAACAAAAATGAGTGTCAATGTTTTTCTATGAGTCCCATAACAGACTATCCTCATGTTTGTAGCACAGACGGTGGATCCATTACCTATAGCAATGAACCACTATTATTTACTCCAAGTTTATCAACAGACCATGGTCCAGTTTTTGCATCTTATGGTGGATATTCAAAAAAGGACATATCTAAACTTTTAGGAGATATCAGAATACCAGGTCATCCAGACGTAGGAGATTTCATAGATCCTCTATCTGAAAAAATAGACCCAGAACAACCATACGGATGCTCTCAATCAGTAACTGTTAATTTCCCTAATTATGTAAAAACAGAATGGAATTTTTCTTTACCTTCTTATAATACTATCCATGCTGATGTTTGGGCAGAAGTTATTGAGAATGTAGATTTATTTAAACCCAGAAGTTATTCTCAAACTTTTGATGAGGATGGAAATTTAGAGTGGACCTCTTCTCCGAATATAGGATATCAAAGATTTGCAACTCGCGTGACTTTAAATGATACTATCGTCTATGATAAACAAAAAAAGGTTTTTATTAGTAAAGGAGGAGGATCATCTTCGTCTGTTACGGCCACTCTAGTAAATCCTTATTTAGAAGCTTTAGTAGGTAATGATCTGGTTCTATATCCTCCAGTTGGTAATTTTTGTTCAACTAATACAGTATTTGGAACACTAGGAAATCAAAGTATCGACCTAGCGGTAAAGTTTGAGAGAGTTCCACGTAAACAAATGTTGAATTTCGCCGTTCCTGCTCCAGTACAAATGGGAACTCTAAAGAGAGGATTTTTTCATCCTAATACTGGATTAATCTATGGTGGGGATAAAACTGATAAAACATCAGTTGTTAGAGATAGTGGTAATTTAACTTCATATATCGATTACGATAAAGAAGTATTTAGAAAAGAAGAAAAATTTAAAGACGGAACAATGCTTATTGGAGAAATGAACGATAAACTTAAAGAAACATTACGACAAATATCAGAATTAAATAATCATAAAAAAATTAGACTTTATTTAAAAATAGACAATCAATGGTGGGAATATAATGATCCTAATATTTTTGGATATTTTAAAGACGAAAAAAAGTACATTGGTCAACCATATTTGTTTGAATATACCAAAAAAGATAGTACCACAAATTTATCAGGACCAATTCTTCCAGTATCTACCAAAGAACACCTAGACTTTAATTTCTTTTACAATTTTACATATGATCTATTTAATACGCAAAGAACTAATACCTATTATCCAATTGTTAATACTAAATTCACTAGAGGTAGAGATCCAAAAAAAATAATTATAGAGGGATCTCGACCTTATTTTTTAGTAGCTGAAAAGACTGAAAATAATACTAGTCGTTTAAATACTAAATTTACTGATTTACAAATTGATTATAATCGTAAAAATATGGTTGGTTATGTTCATAATACTAAAAAAGACTGTGATCAAAAAGTCCTGATAACTTCCAAAGAAAATTCAAAGCTGTCATACATTGGTAAAATTATAGAAAAAAGTATTTATTCAATATATGTTGATAAAAATGGAAATAAATTAAATTACAACGATAATATTCATGATAAATATCTTAGAATATATACAGAATTTGTATTAGATGCTAATGTAAAATATAGTATTGGTGTTTTAGATTTCACTTTCTTAGGAAAAATACCACAAATAAATCTTGAAAATATTAACGAACTAGCAGACATTATTGATCAAGCAGAAGACGTTAAATTAGGTGTCGATTCTCTCATTATTTATCAAAATATACCAGAAGCTTTAAGAAGTGAAAATGATCCACTATTAAGAAATCCTATATACAGCACCAAATGGGGAGACTTGATTGATTTTGATGGTAAATTAATTAATGAATTGGGAGAATATATTTATAATACCGGATATTTACACGACTTCTATCCAGATAGTTTGTATAAAAATCTGTTTTTCAAAACAATTATTAATAACGCCAATAATAATCTATACAATTATAATTTTAAGATTAAAGATCAACAAGACAATCTAAAAGAAGTTTTAATAAAGTATAATGGTCAAACTTCATATGTTATTCATCAAAAATACAATATTGGAGATGGAAATAATTCTATAGTTAGAAAAACTTTTAGAGACTATAATAACTATTTGCCATTTATGGATATTAATTTTGTGCCAAATTATGGAGAATATGAGAATTCAGTAAGAGAAAATTTTAAACCGATACTAAAAGGTTTATTAATCAAAGACTTAGAGATATTAGTAAAAAGTTTACTACAAAATTCATCCTATATTTATTCTGGGGTTGTTCAAATTAGTGGGATATATAAAAATCTAGATGCTGGACATATATGGGAACCAAAGTATTTAAATCCTGATGACAAAGAATTATTTTTTATAGATATACAAAAACGAAATGAATTAAAATCATCTTTAACTATTAAACCAGATCAAATTTTTTATACAAATACATTACGAGTAGATGATGTTCCTTTTCAATTATATTCTGTAGAATCTAATAGTGTTATTAATAGAGAAGGTATACGTAGTGTTTTTACTCCTGCGACACCAACAACAGCAGTAACTTTCCCTCCGATAACATTTGATTTTGGTCATTTTCAAAAAACACCATACACAGGCACCCCCTTTATTAAAATGCCAGTTTATGGGGACACAGATAGAGTAGAAGGATGTGGTAGCGCAGCTTGTGGCATTAATACTATTGGGGCTGTATCTTTTAGTGGTATATACCATATTCAAATGCCTAAGATGAAATCTCTTCCTCAGGAGCTTAATGATATTCCATATATTATATCTTATGATGCTGGAATATATAATCCTATAGGAAATCACCAACTATATTATATACAAAGACTAGAATTAAATCCTAATAATACACTATATCCAGCTACTAACTGTAATAAAGATATTTCTCCAAGACCAACTATCAGTAGGATCTCTGTACTAAATGAAGAATATCAATCTATTATGAGAGATAGTATAGTAGATGACCATACAGAAATAGTTAAAAAAACAGATATCTTTGCTAATGAAATTTTATTTCGTATGAGGTACGGACAAAAACAAAAAATTAATTTAAAAACAATAGATGACCACACCACTCAAACTATTAAATTTAACGATTTAATTAAATATACCGATCCGAAAATAGAAGCAAAAGATATTTACAAAAATATTCCATACAATTTAGATAAAACAGCGATTCCTCCTAATAGAAAAATTAATGGATCATTATCTATTCAAGGTAAACTGATAGTAGGCAAATCTGTATCAGTCACTATTGGAAATAAGAATATGACTATTTCAGTCAGAAGTGGTGATGGTAAAATTAAAATAGTAGTAGATATAGATGGTCAAACTATAGAGAGTGTTATTCACACAGAATATGTTACTAGTCATAGTTTAGCAGTATCTGATCAAAAATTAAGTGATACGAGCACTACAAAATATACTCTTTTAACACAATGTCAAGAAATAGCTTCTCATAGTGTGAGCTTTATGTCAGCACATCCAAAAGGAGTATTGTATAATACCTTTAAATGTGATGGTGTAACAAGAGAGGATCTCAAACTGCCATACTGGGGTAGTGAGAAATCATGTAATCTTGGTTCATGGAGACCAGGTATGCCTGATCCCACGTGCAATCCAGACTATGGGTCTCCTCCTGGATATGTAGTACAATATAGGCCATCAAACGGATGTTTAGGTACTATAATACTTGATACCCCAGAATTTTTATGTACTAACCTAGGTATTGGATATTCAGTAAAAGACCTGATGGGTCCTGATTGTAAACAATTAACAAGCACATCAAGAACAATAAAATATGGAAGATACTCAAGAGGAGTTTTTTCTGGTTGCTACGCAGAAGGTAGTATTAATGGACTATTAATAGGAAGAAGCTTAGAAAATGCTATAGGAGGAAGAATTATTCAGCATCCTCAGGGTATTGGTAGTCTAAGATCAGTTTCTGAACCATCTTGTGGTACTTGTTTTACAGATAGCTATAAGAATCCTTTAACTGATAACCTATACTATAGTGCTATAAACGGAAGATCTTTTCCTCCGGCTATGGGGGACACTGAAGATCATTGCGATTGTATAGATTGGGAGTATGGATATTGTCAGAACTCAGCTGATGGAAGATGCGCATGTGATGCTGCGGACGGTCCTTTACAATATGATTATCAACCATTTGATTATAATTTTGAATATTGTAGATATCAAATAGCATTAAAAGGACACAAAAGAAAAATCAAATATGGAACTTCAGATGCTCGTAAAACAATCCCTCTACCTTCTTGTAGAGGTTATAGTGGTAATGGTGAAACAGCTGGTCCGATTGGAGAAATTGGAGGAGAAGCAGTAGAAGAATGTGTTTGGATAGAATGCGACACCGGAGCTCCTGGAGCATGGTATATTTATGATGCTGTTACTACATCTCCAACAACTCCGTATAATCCACTTTGTCCTACAAACTTATGTTCTATCAATTATGATAATAATTCACTGACTATTAATTTACCTGGTGGGCCACCCCATTGTGTATCTCATAGAATTAGGAATAATTGTCCTATTATAAAAGTCACAGTACCAGATGATAGCTTTACAGTTTCAGATTCCATATCTAGCAGTTGTGATAATTGTGGGGTTGAGCCTAATAAAATCACAATGCCTCCACAAATACAACAATGGGAGATTATAACCGAAACCAGAACTTGTATGCTGGGATATTTCTTGAGCAGTCCGGATAAGAATGTTGATGGTCCTGTCGCTATGGGTGTACAGACTATTGGTTGTGGACTTTGTAATGGCTGTTCTGCTGTTGCTTGCGGCCCTCAGACTTATACCAATGGCGGTATGGGCTTATGCGGTAGAGAGGCTCCAGATTCTTTTCCTTGGAGTACGTGCATATCATTCAAGATGGGAGATCCAGAAATTTGTGTAAAAGGCAATATGCGTTATCCAACAGCAATTGTTGCAGGATGTGATATTCCCATAACTTATCCGGCATCTAATACGGTGGCTCAGAACAGAATGAAGGAAATATGGAAAAATCAGATGGAACAAAATTTTAGAAATATTGCTCCATGTAATAATAATGGGTCATTAAATGTGGGCGATATTGTAGAAGGAGTTGTACCAGAGGATTGTGCCGGAGTATTTTATAAAGATATTAGCTATCCTGCTATAACGTATAGAGCAACTTTAACTGATACTCCCGCTGTAGAAAAATTAACAGCAACATATACAGTAGCTTATTATACTTATAGATATCGCAGACCAAAAACAGTACAAGATACTTTTAAAACAGATGTAATAAGGGCAAAATGTGATAGAATTAAAGGATCTTGTCCTACAGGATCAATTAATACTACAGAAATATATAAAACAGCAGATTGCGATAGTACTCCTCAATGTTATAATACCGATATTCCAGTGTGTGATGATGCCAATTATTGTTGTAGGGCGGGTAAAAAAACAGATCTAAGGACAAAAGACTAAAATGCATAAAACAGCTTACTGTGACTTAGAAAACTTAGGAACTACTTTTAATAATAAGCCGCTTTATAAATGTAAGTATTGTGGATTAACTATGGGAATAGAAAATCCTGATACTAAAATAATGTGTTTTAAAAAAATGGAAGATTTACAACACTTAATACATGCTAATCATATCAATAATCCTAATTTAGAAAAACCAATACATCTTTCTAGTTCTGATGATATGAATAACATACTATTAGATCAAATTAAAAAAGAAGCAATTAGGAATGATGATGCAGTAAAGAATGCTCCAGCAAATCTGTGTTCTCAAGAAGAAATAGAGCAAAGGTTGTCAATATGCAAAACCTGTGAATATTTTAAAGATAACTCTTGCTTATTGTGTGGATGTACGGTCATTAGAGATGCCAATCATCAAAATAAACTGGCTCATAGAGATCAAAAATGTCCTGCTGATAAGTGGGGTCCTATTATGCCTAGTTTGCCTTCGTGAATCGAGTCACCTCAGTCACGTTCATACCAGACACACAGTCAACATTAAACACTTTAGTTTTGCCTCCAACTTTAATAACAACACTAACAGGAACGGAGCGTACTCCTGTTCGGTTTCTGAATAGATGTACTCCAACAATATATTCTGCTTGTGGTGACTGACCTAATGGCCAATAAACATTTTCCACAGCTCTATTTGTTAGCTGATCAGGTGCGGCATTCATATCAACATCTAATTCACCTCCATCCACACCAAATGGAGCCATCCAGTTTATCCAAGACACACCAGCACCATTTACTGCCTTCACATGCAAATCAACATCATCTATAGTATTCCATCCAATAGATATCTGTATATCGCCGGTCTTTGCACCAGCCATTCTTAATCTTTCTCCCATAGCACCAACTATAGCCTGATCTCCAGAACTTAATTGATTACCACCAGATTCTTCATTTGTTGAACTATTAGTAGTTTTGTTTCCGGTTTTAGCTGCTACAGCTTTAGCAGGTGGAGGCGGAATAACTTCTTCTTTTATTGCCACTTGTTGATCCAGCTGTTCAGTAGCCAGATCCATTATCTCATTACTTTCGGATGGTTCTAAAGAATCTAAAATAGGTGGAATATTCTCAGTTTCTATGATATCCGAGCTTTCGATTGCGGCAATATTTTCTGGATTAAAATCAGACTCAATATCTGATTCTGACTCGGGAATGTCTTCCATCGTTTGAATATCTAGTATCGGTTCTGAGCCAATATCGAGGGAAGAAGAATCACTATCAAAAGATAGTTTTAATCTTATGGTCTGTAGTGGTTCTGGTACTAAGAATGTCAGAGACATTATTAACAATACAACTGTATGTAAAATACAGCTATATAACAATCCACAATCATGCAGTTCATGAACTGTTTTATCTAACCAATGATTTAACTTTTGTCTGCCGGATTTTTTTGCCATTTGTGCCAACCATTATTTGGTAACCAATTGTTTTCGTCATCTTTACGCTTAGGAAATAAAGTACCACCCTTTTTATGCTGACCGAAGGACAATATTGCCCCACAGTCCATACATCTTAATTCATAATAGTCGTTACCTTCGACATTACGAACTATAAACTTCAAATTAGTACTCTTACAAAGCCCACACTTTTCTTCTGAGAAAATCTCCTGAATTAAGGCCAATTCTTTAAAAATCTCCTTTTGTCCAGCAGCTTCTAGCTCAAAAGATAATTTGTCATTTGCTTTATAAGTTACTTTCATAATATTACTTCCAGTTTGATTGATAGCCTAATAGTTCATCTGTTAATTTGCTCATATCTTGTTGATATGAAGTAAGATGCTTGATCACGCTCACAGCATCCTCATGTGCGATATTATATATGTTGGCTTCGGTAATTGCAAGTGATTTTATTAAATTAGCCACATTAACATTTAGTCTTTGAGCAATCACATCTATGAAATTAATTTGATTAACACTGATCTTAGATACTGAATTTTCATCTGGATGATCTTCAATATCTTTTGCAATTTCTTCAGCAGCAACAACTTTTCTTAGTTTAAGACCCCTTCGTAAGGCACGACCTTCTGCTCTTGTTTCTGCAACAGCAGTAGGATGGTTACGATAAATCTTGTCACAATTACCCCAATAAACGTCGGCAGCGCCTGTTACAGCCCGGTATTTAACTTCCGAGTCCTCCGAGGAATCACTTTTTAATACATAGCGTATGGTGTGCGTGGCCGTAGCTCTTTTTTCATTTTCTGGAGTTGGAGCCTGAACTATTTCAGTAATAGCTTCAATAACATCACAATTTAATGCCACTTCAAATATGCGTCTTAATCCATCAGTAGTAGGATTTCCAGCAATTTTTTCATCATCAGATAATAATCCTAAAACATAATCTGTCCATCCTAGATCATTAGGTGTGACTTTATTTGGTGTTGACTCTACAGTTTCAGCGGAAACAACAGCAACTTCGGACACCTTCTTTTCCTTAACCATTATTCATCCCCTATGTTTGTTATAGTATTATTCTTATATGTTTTGTTTTGTAAACAATCTAATAGTCTTGAGTAAATTAAATTAGCTCTAGCATTAGAAAAATCTCTACATTGCTTTATCCTAATCAACGATAATCCTCTACCTATAATCAGTCCATTCTTCTTCTCATCATAACTCTGATTCTTTTTTAGAGCATCCTCTCCCCATATGGGAGAAAAATGAGATGGCCCATCAACTTCTATCGCTATGTTCATTGTAGGCAAGAACAGGTCAATTTGCAACTTGGTATTTGATAACAATTGCTCTTTGTGTAATTCCACAGAGTATCCATCTGTTAGAAGCTTTTTTAGGATGAATTTCTCTAATTTTGAACCAGTTTTACTACTTAGTCTCGCGGCAGTATTAGCGGCCTTTACAATATTCCCCTTTTCTTCTTCGCTTAACTTTTCCCAATTCTGTCTACTTTTGTCTTGTCTTTTTTGTAGTTCATCTGGGCTAAGATTGTTCCATGCTCCCATAACACCAGAACCAATTTTTTCTTTGGTTTCTTCACTACGAGCTATTCCTTTGGTTGGATGCTTATGTTTACCTGACGTAAGAGCATTTTTTTGAGCTTCACTTTTATCTCTAATTGGTATCTCAAATTTTTTAGCATCTCTTCTTATCTGATTAGCATATGTTCCATATAGTTCAGCAATATCTTGAAAGCTTAGTTTTTCTTTAACATAGTATTGCTGTAAAACAGCTTTTTTATCTACATCAGTCAATTTTTTATATTTTGGAGATGACATTTTGAAGCTCCTTACTATTAATATCTTCAATCAAACTAAGAGGTTTTTTCCAGCAAATTTCACACAAATCATAGGTTTGCTGATTATCGGTAATGAGTTCAAAATTATTTTTCATATAAATGTTATGCCAAAATCCATGAGGAATGGATCCATTTTTACTCCACTCTGGATTCGACACGCACAAAATTTGTTTTTTGGGAGAAGGAAAAGTCTGTGTTAGCATTGCGCTCTTAATATCAAAAACAAAAAGTAGACCATCAAAATATTTAGCCTGTTGAATATGTAATATATAATACTTATGTCCAATATCTATATTATTGAATTGATTATTGAATAACACAATATTAGCATATGGATAAATATTACATAAATCATTTATAGCTTTGATAATTTTATTTTGAGTTTCATTATTTGGCTCAACATCCAATAAATAAAAACCTATATCCATAGTTATTCCTTTATAATTGTAGATAGAAACTTATTTTTAATGAAATAGTCATAAGAAGATTTTTCAATATTAATATCTGTATTTTTTACAATACAATTTTGTATATTTTCTATAAGATCTCCTTCGGTATTGATATTATCTATTGAACAAACTTTAGCTTCGATCTCATACCTATTATCAAGATCTATAAGACACTTATATGTATTTAAGACCAAAGCAGTATCAGCTGCATTTAATGTTCCAGTATTTTGAGATTTTTTATATGTTGGCGAATTAAACAATATAAATTTCTCTTTGGTGGAAGGATATAGGTATGGACCAATTATCTTTTCATTGGTTTCATCGTTTGTGGACAGAAGCACAGCTATCTTATCATTTCGATTTTCAGTCTCTATTTTTATAAAGATGGTACTGTCATATAGCTTATTATAAAAAAGCTTATCATTAATTAGTGGTTTAGCAAGATATTCTTTTCTGCCAACTCCTAATATTGAAGTACTATTCCAAAAATCTATCAATTGTATATTAGTAATAGCAACATTAATAAATAAGACTATTTGCAAATGTTTTTCATGTTCACTAATAAAATCATGAAATTCTTGAGTATATTCACTAGCACATAGAATCAAAATATCAGGTTTGTATTGACTATATATTTCAAAAAGATTACCATGAATATTAGTAGATGAAACATCTAGAATGTCATCATTATTATACAGATTCTTAATGAATGATCTGTATTCATCGTTACCTGATGGGATATGGGTTATTATTTTGGTTTTTTTCATAGTTTATACTTTAATTTTGTGTTTGTCTTTCATACCATAAATACTTATAACTTCATCTGCCGCCAACACTATCTGTTTATATTTTATATTTTGCGTAATCGATTTATTAATTACTTCAAATAAAAACATATTATCATAATAACTATCTATTGATGACAATATTTTTTTAATGTCTTTATTGCACCAATAAACGCCTTCACACCAAGCATTTTGTCCTACGCTATAGAAAATATAGTCAACTAATGCCTGATCATTGGTGACAGCACCCAAGAATTTGCTGCTCTGCTGACTTGTTTTAATATTTTTGGACAAGATCCAAGAGTGATTAAATGAAAGGTTTTTAGAAGGAATCTGGGCTTTAACAATGCCTCCATTATTGATGATAAAAACTCCATCATAGTTATCTGGGTTATATTGTGCTAATATTAGCTTAATAGCATAGGCATGACTTTTATTTTGGAATTCATTGTTCAAAATAATTTTGGTATTTTTCGGAATAGCTTTATTTAGTTTTTCATAACCAAAACCAGAGACTACACATATATCAGTATCTTTAAATAGCTTTTCTAATCCTTCTATTTGATGTAAGATTAGCTCTTTACCATTGGTCTTAGACTTTAGTAGTCCTATGGGGCCAAAAGATTTCATACCCTTAGTAATTTCATATGAGAGTATAACGGAAGCTATCTTACTCATTTGCTCTTTTCTATAACAACTATAGAGTGAACATCTTCATGAATATGTTTAATTAGTTCAAATCCGGGTAAAGAAGAGATTAGAGATAAAAATTCTGTTTCCATCCACGAAGACTTTAAATTATCAACCATTGATGAAAATGCTAAACCCGAGCAAGATCCATTTTTGATTTTATGACAAATGGACTCTGGATTTAAAAATCGAACAGTTAAAGACCCTCCGCGAGTTAATTTTTTCAGCAACTCAATAAATACAGCATCTCGTTTTTGCTGCACAATCTTATCTATAGTGGTAAAAACAATAGCATTAACAAATCCATTAGTAACCTGTGGAATATTATCAATTTCCAGATTAGAATATCCATCAAGAGCATCTGTTTCAGGGTTTACTACAATATTAATTTGATGAATCATAGGATGAATGCCTCCGCGTTAGCCTTGGTGATTAAAGAATTGAACCGTGTTTTAAAATCGTTGAAAGAAAATCTTTCTAGTATTTGGTCTCTATTTTGTTGTCTTTTTTCATCCTGTGTGGGTAGAACAGACTTAATAGCTTCTCCTATTTGGTTAATAGACTCAAGAAAGATCAGACCATCAAGATCATCATATTCTGAGGCTAGTACTTGCGGCATCATAGTAATAGTCACACACCCGGCAGCAATAGCGCACAGAAGATTAATAATATTATGTTCAGATAAATCCACACATATATTATAGTCATTGAATTTTTTAACGATATCCTGAGTACCGATAGAGCATGAATCCATAATATCACAAGAATAGTTATTGTTTAATAATATTTGTTGAATTTGTTTAGCATGGGGTGTGTTTTCAAAGCTAAGAATCAACACATCTTTTCTTTTTGCTACAGGGTTTTCGTTAATAAATAGCTCTGGAATACCGTACCTTATAACATTTCCTGTGCTAATTCTCCAGGATTCTTTACTTGATTCTGTAAAAAAGACTTTTATTTCTTTTGTTAGTCTTTGATCCATTAAGAGAGAATCTTCTTTTTTGATATATGGGGGCCTGTGTGAGTGTGTACAAATAATGCTATTTAAATGTAAATGTTTTAGGTTGTTGGATGCGTATCCAAGAATATTATTAGTAACAGAAAGATTGTAATTATACAGAGATATGAGATTATTAGGTAGGTTGATCAGGTTGGGGGTCTGAAAATTATTTTTACTTTCTCCAAAGATATAATAGGAGTGATCATTAATGTTGGCCAACAAATGATCGAACATATTATTTTGAGGATAATATATGATATTGTGCTTATCGTCTGTAAATTTTTCTAGAACATTGCCAGTAATAAAGCTCAGATACATAGATTGTCCCCGATGTGTTGATAACTAAATTGATCAATATTATTAATACCTAGTAATCTTTTTTCTTCTAATTTTTTCTTTTCGTTTTTATTCATCAGATATACTGATCTCATTTTTTCAATTAAATCGTACATATTAATTCGATACCAATATTCATTAGCATTATAGATATCGTACTCTTCGGATAAAGTTCTTTGATTTAACAGAACTGGGGTTCTGTGACTTTGAACCACAAAGCCATTATCGTGATTAACATAGTCTATCATCCCCGTGTTATCTGTTACAATAGGTGTTTTTCCTAACACAAGAGCTTCTGCTGCTGGACGACAAAACGCTTCGCCAAAAGAAGGCATAATAAAACAGTCACAGGAATTGTGTAGACCCACGATGTCTTTGTCAGATAGTCTGTCTGTGATAATAATTTCTTGTTTATATTTTTGGTTAATATTAAGTTGTTTTTTAACAGCTTCTATGTCTTTTTCAATAGCTCTTTGAGAATCAGCAGGAGACATGTTAGAGATATTTGTCTTGATAATTAAAGAAACTGGTTGACTAATATCAAAAGCCAAATGAAAAGCAGCTACTAAAGCCCTAATGTTTTTACGTTCAACATATTCTCCAATAAAATAAAACTTGAATGTTTTTTTAACTAGAGAATGAAGATCTAAGGTATGGTTTTTATTAGCTTTAATAAAGTCGGTATCAAGAGGTTGAGATATCACTTTAATTGGTTTGGTGACTCCTGATTTAACTAGACATTTTTGTTCTTGCTTACTAGGAACCCACACCTCATCCATCTGATTAATATTAAAAATACAAGATGAATTACTGATATTATTAGTTTCTAGAACAAACAACCCGATATTTTTCTTAAATTTTTTGTTGTAGAACAAGCCGTGTGGCAGGGTCTTTTGAATAACAACATCATATGAATCATATAATGAGTTTTCATAAGCTAAAATATCATCAGCTATAATATTAGATGGAGCACCCAAAAATACGGGCCTAGTTGTTAGATTGTGTTTTTGAGAAGCTACAGCCCTGATATAGCTTTGGGTTGCTAGACCCCAACCATCTTGCTGTCTATATGGTCCTACGAACAATACATTCATTTTAGGTTTTCTTTCATATGAGCATATTGGATAAAATCTTCATTTCTTAGACTATCATGATTCATCTTCGCATTTTGTGCTAAATTATTGTTGTTAATAATATTATTGATAACATCTAATGCTTTGCTTATATCATATGGTTCTGTCTGTATTCCGTTGATAGCAAAACCATAATCCAAATCTTTGATCATATTTAATAGTATAATAGATGATGTAAGCTGATGTTGAGACATATTTTTGGATACTGAGTGTGTCATAAAGTCATATGGATTGACTTTTCCTGCTGGTTGTTTAATAGTTTCTAACATTGACAAATTTTCTGACCACTTACCTTGCAAGCCAGTAAGTTTGACACTATCAAAATATTTTTCCCATTTTTGTGCAATATGATCCCAGTTGTAGTGTTCTTCTGTTAATTTTCTTGTTTCAAACCTTTTTTGTTCTTTTAAGAAATCTGGCAGAGTAGCATAATTATGTAGTATTTCTACTAAATGATTGTTATCTGGATAGGCCCGAATAGCTTTGGTTTCTAGTTCTTTGAAATATTGATTAATCTTAACTGGATAACCATTTACTTTTCTAACAACGTCACTCATAGCACTATAGTCTACAGAAGCTATTGGTACCCCACAAGCAGAAGCTTCTACTTGAGGCATACCAAAACCTTCACAAATAGCATATTGTACATAGATATCAAAAGAATTAATAATAGTAGCTAAATTTGTTGATTGTACTCCAGCACTTACATTAGGCATGGACAAAGATTTTTGGCTACATCTTGGACAAAAAGTAATAGGATGTTGAAACAAAGAAGGTTGGAAAAAACCACAGTTTTTGCAACTATATGTGAATAATACTTTATTACCAACCTTGTATTCTTTTAATAGCTGTGGCAAATCCCAACCAGCATCAGGATAGCTAGTATGGAGATATAGATATGTTTTTTCTCCAATTGGATTATTTTCTGCCTGAAACTTATCTAGTAATTTACGCAATGAAACAAAAAGCTCTGGAATGAGTTTTCTCTTTTGATTACGCATAATAGACCCGATTATAAAACTATTTTCATCCAATCCCAAAGCTTTCTTTACGGATTTTTTATCCTCAATAATATTGAAAGTATTTAGATCAACACCGGGAGATGTTGTATCTATATATCTTATTTGATTATTGCTTTGTTCTAATACTGTGTCTTTACCAAAATCAGAATATGTAAAAATAGCATCAGCATGAATAAAAGTATCAATCCATTCTTCTTGTTGTGGAGCAGAATCTACTGTGGGCATAAGAACCCAGTGATAAAATGGTCGAAGAGGAGAAAATTGTTGATAAGAATTCATCCAATAATCTCTTACATCAAAGACAATATCTGGTTGGAAATCTAAAAGAACTCTTTCAAATCTCCATCGTCCAAACTGATTCTCCATGGAGCTATTATATTCTTTATGTCTTGAGTCTCTATCATCTACAGCATTGGCATAATATCTCCAATGAATATCTACATCTTTAGGATCATTAACTTTCCCATAAGAAGCAAATTCAGCTATCTCATATTTGCCTGTGGCATGGAGTCTCTTTAAGATTTCTTTTGCATAAGTACCGAAACCAGAGCTTAAAAAACTGGCTTCGGAACACATTAAAATTTTGAGTTTTTTGTTAGACATAAAAAATGGGGGGTGTTACCACCCCCATCTCTTTAAAGTGATAAGATTAGATATGATTAGAAGCTTACTACTTCTTCTTCCGACTGTTCCTTACTCTTCTTAGATAGCTTAGTAATCTTAGAAAAGTTATTTACTCTGACCTTGAGAGAGTTATGCTTCACTCCGTCCTTCTCCCACGAGTCATTCCTCAGAGATCCTTCTACCAAAACAAAATCGCCCTTCTTAAATGACTGGCCGATAATCTCAGCACCACTATCCCATGCTTCACACGGAACAAATGTTGTTACCTTATCTCTCTCGCCGTTTGCCTTCGTGTATTCCCTAGAAACAGCTACAGTAAAATTAACTACTGAAGTCTGCTTACCATTTGTGTTTACAACACGCATTTCAGGGTCTCTAGCTAAATTACCACGTAGAATATTAATATTCATCAAAAGTCTCCTTTAAAATAAAAAACCAAGGTCCAACGAACTGCTTCATATTATAGCTTGAGAGAGGCCAGCGTCAAGTTTTAGGAATATACGTCTTTTCTACAATTAGTGAATCGCCAGACTTGGCTCTATTACCTTTTACTATGATCACATTGCCATCAAATAAAATATTTCGATAAGCCTTATAGGCTTCTGGAAAGAAAACAACAGAATCTATTACTCCTGTGCCATCGCTCATAGTAACAAATGCCATTTCTTGACCCGGTGTCTTGCCAGATTTAGTTTTAGTAACACCCACACTCTCAATTTCTCCACACAAGAGAATATTATCTTTAAGCGTGGTGTTTTTAAAGTCTTTACAGGTTGTATTAGTCATAGTAATATCATACATATCAACTTTAGAACAGGTTATACTACACCCTAAAAATGCATCTTCCGCATCAGCAATCCAATCTGGATTATCTTCTAAAGAATATGGAGGCTTATTATAGCTATTAATTAAATCTAGAATAATTGCTTTTCTATTCTTATTGGATTTTCCATTATGATATAGATCATGAAGAGCATCTCCTATTGATTTATATTTATAGAGATTAGCTATAATGAAGTCTGATTCCTTCTTGGTTAATTCTGAGACTAAACCAAATTCGAATAACATAGCCACTCTATTCTTACCCAAATATGACATTGCTCCACTTTGGATTAATGCTTTAGCAGATGTAGAGTTGATATTGATCAAAACCGTAGTCAGCATTTCTATCCAGTTCATGGTATCAAAATCTAGCTTCTTATCTTCTTTGAGTTTAACTAATTTGTCAAAAACGGACTGTCCAAAACCCTTGATGTCTGTTAGTCCAAAGTAAATCTTGTTATTCTTAAGAATGAATAGTTGATTTAAGTTTCTAATATCTGGTATACAAACAGGAACATCCATTTCATTAGCGTTTTGTACCAATTCTTTAATTTCTGCCTTAGGATCAATTTTATCTTTTGCAAATCTTAAATATGCAGCAAAAAATATTTTGGGAAAATGAGCCTTGGTATAAGCTGATAAATAACTATTAATAGCATAACTAACAGCGTGGGATTTATTAAAAGAATATCTCTGGGACTTTTCAATCCAGCCGAAAATTTCTTCTGCTTGAGAAGTAGCTACTGTACCAACTTTTTCTGTGCCTTCTAAAAATTTAATCTTAATCTTAGCCATCTCTTCTGGTTTTTTCTTACCAATAGCTTTTCTTAACATGTCTGCTTCTTGAAGATCAAAACCAGCTACGATTTTAGCAATTTCCATAGCCTGTTCTTGGTAAATCATTTCACCATATGTTCCCTTTAGAATAGGCTCTAAAGAGGGATGATAATAATCTACAGATTCCTGGCCATTCTTTTTATCTATAAAATGGTTAGAAACTGATTTGCCATCTCTAAAAGCTTCAAGACAACCCGGCCTCATAATACTAATTAAGGCAGATAGCTGTTCGATATTTTCTGGCTTTAGTTTTTTAGCCATAGACTTACCAAGCCTAGACTCCAACTGGAAACACCCTTTAGTATTTCCGTCTGAAATTAGGTCCCAAGTTTTTTGACACTCTAAACTAATCTCTTCTATTTTAGGATTAAATTTAAGAGTCATTCTATCCTTATCGTCATGTTCAGATATAATGTCAAAAGAACATCCGCAACTGTATTGAAATTTTTTAGACATGTGATGGTGACTGAAATGAGTCCTTAAACTTAATCTTATTTCCTAGGTTACGATGTAGTCTCATAAAACGAATCAGAATTTCTGCACAATCTTTAACATCTTTTAGAGCATCATGAGCACCCTCTTTATTTATGCCCAGATAATCTCTAAGAGTGTCCAGGGAAAGATTTTTGAGATCTCCATTGTTTTCAAACCAATAGAAGACTAGGTTCATAATATCTAATACGTCTCTTGGATAAAAAATATCGCTTCTTTCTTCCTTATTCGTATTACCATATTTACGACTCAACCTATCAATAATTGGCAAGTCAAATCTATTGATATTGTAACCAGCAGCAATAGGAGCACTAAACTGGCTCTTTTTGCTGGATCTGGTATGATGCATTGTTAGATAGTTTGTAAACAATTTCCAAGACTGATCTTGAGCAGGGTACTTCTTCCATTCTTCTAGAATAGCTTCTTTAGAAGAACCTCTTACCTTGGCATGAAAATCTAAAATGTCTGTAGTATATTGATATTGTTCATCATTTGCCAATACCTCTGGTTTAAAAAAGATGTTGAATTCAGAATTGGGAACAATTTCCAGTTTTAATGGATCAATAATTATGGCTGCAATTTGTACTGGACTACAAGACTTAGGATCAGAACCATCTGTTTCAAAATCGAAAACGCAAATTTTATTATAGTTGATCATGCTTGAGTGTTATCTCCTAGGACTTCGACTTCTACTAGTGGCAAAACTTGAATTCTTTGCTGGGCATTATGTACTCCTTGAGCATTAATGGCCGAACAGCAACTGATTCTTTCTTCTGGGATTTTTCGATACTCATTACCTTCATGCTTAAAAACAGTCCCGATTGCTATATCCATAAACTTTTGCATTGCCATATTAATCTCCTTTTGATAAGATGTCTTGGATAGTCATAATTTTATCTAACATTGCCACGCCAAGAATATCAAATTTGATAATGCCTAACGCTTCTAGATCTTGCATTTCCATACCAGCTATAAGCTGATCATTTTTTGAATCGTACACCATAGGACACAATGTATTTAATGGTTTAGAACTAATAGCAATACCAGCCGCATGTTTGGACTGATTAGACTTAGTTCCTTCTAATCTAATAGCCTGTTCAAATCTTTTGGCAAGCGGTCCTTGTAATTCATTTTTTTCATCTATATAGCACCATTCTTTCAGTTTATCTGGCTCATTTTCTAATGCCCACCGAATAATAGATGCTTCCCCAGTCTCTTCTTTCATTTCTTGAAGATCGTCGGCAATTTTAGCTTCATCTGGAATACTTTTAGTGATCTTATTCATTTCATCAAATGATATATTACCATAAACTCTTAATACATCCTTAATAGCACCACGACCCTTAATAGTATTAAATGTAATCATTTGAGAAACCTTATCAGCCCCATAACACTGCTTAATATATTCGATTACATTTTCTCTCTTATTAATAGGTACGTCTACGTCAATATCAGGCATAGAGATATGGTCTTTACTATTTCGTCCAGCATTATAAAATCTGTCAAATAATAAACCATACTTAATAGGATCAATACTAGTAATACCAATCAGGTAAGAGACTAGACAACCAGCCGCACTTCCTCTTCCCGGCCCAGGAAGCCAGTTGTTTTTCCTGACATAGTTAACAATATCTTGTACAATTAAAAAGTAACTAGAAAGATCAGCCCCTTGTAGAACCTCTAATTCATACTTTATTCGATTCACATAATCTTCTTGGGTATCTTTATCTATATTATTAGCAATTTTATCTCTCCAACCATTACGACATAATTGCCTTAGGTATTCATCTGGATTAGCTCCGTCAGGACAAGAAAATGGAGGTAAATGTGGTTTATCTAAGATATTATAGTTTTCACATAATTCATCTACTATCTTGGTATTTTCCATCTCTTCTTCTGTATGAAAATGACCCATTTCTTCTGGAGATAGGATATGGAAGTTGTCAGATGTAAAAAAGCAACCAAGAGGCACCTCCTCATCGTTACTGATCTTCCTGCTGATCTCTGGGAAGGTTGTTTTTAAATTATTACAGAGAAGCACCCTTTGATCTACAGCGTCCTCCTTGCGGCAATAATGAGCGTCTGGCGTAGAAATGATTTTGGTATTAGTAATTTTGGCCAAATCTCTCATAGCACCAGTCAAAAGTGTCTGAATAGGAGAATTGACCGAATCCATTAATTGTGCTTCTAGAAAGAAATTCTCTGTACCAAAAACATCCTTTAGTTTACCAATTTGGTCAATCCCAACATTTCTCCAATCACCGATCAATTGATTATTATTAGTAATCCTATCTGCTAAATAAGATCCAGCATGACCACAAAATCCAATAATATTATTATTGCAATATTGTGCAAGAGTGTTTATATCTAGTCTTGGCTTATGATAAAAATGATCTGGCTGATTGGATTCGGAGACAATTCTAATAAGACTCTTCCACCCCTCATAATTCTTAGCTAGAATCACAAAGTGGGTTAAGTCTTTGTTTTCTTTTGTTTTAATCTTAGGATCTTGATCACAAAGATAAACCTCACATCCCAGGATAGGCTTAATTCCCTTCTTTTTCATTTCCGTATAAAACTTAACTGCTCCAGCAATATTACCATGATCAGTTAATGCACAAGAAGTTGCTCCGATTTCTTGACATCGTTCAGCAATAGTTCTTGGCTGCGATAGTCCATCCAAAAGTGAGTACATAGCCCACCTAAGAATGGACATGCAGAGGCACATACCCTCTAGTCATGTCCATATCTAATTTTCTCCTTATTTCGTTGTTATAACCAAAAATGTTATACGGTGCCGGGTGCCTTGTAGTGACCTATACTATAACCGGGAGCCTGATACTTGTCAATGACTGCTTTCATTCCGGTAGTGTCTATGTCATGTTTAACTTGCTCACATTTGGTCATGCATTGGTTTTTGGCTGTTAGTTGACCGTCTCTGTATTCTGTTAGCGGCTCTATTGGGCTATTAGCAAATGTGCTTTTTCCAAAGTGGCAAAGCTTACTACATTTCCAGCTTTTATTTAACTGAGGTTTTTGAGTATTCTTTATAGTCTCAAATTTTTGTTTCAACATGATTTCTGTTTTGTATAAATCTGTTTTATCAAAACAAATAGTAAATGCCCCACCATCATTGATGAAATTAATAGATATCATTACATGTTCGATCTCTGGATACATATGTTGAATTGCATAATGATATATCCTTAATTGGGGATCGTTTTGAAGTTTCTCTAGAGTTTTTTCTTCTCCTGTGGCCCAATCTAGTCTTCGTCCTGTTTTCCAATCGATGACTTCTAGGGTGTTATCATTTACCTTAGTAATAAGATCAATAGTTCCTTTAATAGCAAGGTTTCCTTCAAGGACTCCATCTTTGGTTTCATATCGGTATGATGACCAAGGTTTCTTAATCTCAAGATCAAAGCGTTGTTCTGGCTGAACTATATGTCTATTCCTAGGATCAAACATACCCTTATTATATTCTAAAGCTTTATTAATCCATGCATGACAATCTTTATGATCTTTTGGTTCCCAAACATGATGAGTGAACTGAGAAGTATAATAT